TTACGCGGCCTTCTTGCCAATCATCCCGACCGCTGCTGTGAGCGTGTCCACCGCCAGGTGCGCATACCGCTGTGTGCTGCGACTGTCCTTGTGGCCGAGCACGCGGCCCACGGTGTAGAGATCGACGCCGGCATTCACCAGTTCGCTCGCCGCCGAATGGCGCAGGTCGTGGAAGTGCAGATCCTCGCGGCCGGCGACCTTGCGCGCCTTCCGCCACCAGCTCTGGATCGTGATCTTGGGGCACGGCTTGAACTTGCGGGCGCAAACGGCAACCTTGGGGTGGATCGGCACGAGCCGAGGGTTGCCGTTCTTCGAGTCGTCGAGCACCCAGCAGGGCCCGGCAATACGAGCCTTCAGGATCTCGCTCAGGCGCATGCCGGAATAGAACGCGATGCGGATCGCCATGCGCGCCGTGCGGTGCTTGCAGGCCTTGGCGATCTTGAGCATCTCGGCACGACCGATGTAGAGCTGTCGCTCGTTGCGTACCTCCGGCACCGTCACTCGGGCTGCGGGGTCTTGGTCTCCGCCAAGACCGTACTCTCGCCAGGCATAGCGACAAGCCGCCGTGAGATATCGGATGCGATTGCGCAGGGTCGCGGGGGAGAGCACCTTGCCCTGCTGCTTTTCGTTGTCACGTGTCGCGCGCAGCTGGTAGGCCTTGCACACGTCGGGCAGCGCGGATAACGGCCTGCCCTGGTAGGCCCAGAACATCAAGGCCAATTCAGCCTCCACGTTCTTGCCGCGCTTGAGCTGGGGCACGCGCTCTTTCAGGTAACGAGCGACAGCTTCGTCGATGGTGGGCTCTTTACCTTCGATGCCACGCGCGACGGCGTAGAGCTTCGCCGATTCGTCGCGGTCGAAGGCATCAGCTTGGGCTTGATTCCACGACTTCGGAAGAATTTTTCGAGTTCGGACTCGCCTGCCCTCGATGCGACGGCTGAACTCAAAGACGAAACAACCGCGCTTTTTATCTCTGTACACCGACATTTGGCCTTGAACTCCAGTACGTCTGCCTCATCAAAAGTCACCCGCCGACCGAAGCGCTGGCAGGGGAGCGGGCCTGCGGGGGCGGCCAGATCGTACACAGCGCGCGCGCTGATGCCGAGCAGAGCCGCGGCCTCTGCAGCGTTCATCGCATGTCCTCCACGAACAGGAGCGGCTGCACTGCGCCGTTTTGATAAACGATCGGCATCACGGTGTCGGCCCGCGGTTCATCACCATCCCACCCGTCCGGCCAGGTCTCGGCGGCGATCAGCTCGCGGATGCGGGCTTCCTCTTCGGCGTTGATCAGGTCGATCATCGGGCGGCTCTGCTCTTGTGCGGCTGCGTTGCACGTGCGCTGGATCTCAAGGATGCGATCGAGCGCCATGGTGCGAGCCGCGAAGGTCAGCGGCCCCATGCGTTGGGGGTTCTTGGCGATGCTGCCATCCTTCAGCCGCTCGATGCCGGCCTTCTTGAGGCGATGCTGCGGCTCGCGCAGCTCGCGCCACAGAGGCTTCAAGCCGCGCAGGGGGGCGAGGTAGGCCCACGCTGGGCTGCGCAGGATGTTCTCCAGCGCCTTTTCCTCCTGCGCGAGCGGGCAACCGATGCAGCCGGTCCGGGCGTTGATCTCTTCGGCTTCGTCGCCGCCGTACGCGTCAGCGATCGTCGCAGTGCTCCAGTCGCCGAACTCGGGCTGCGTTGCCCAGTGCTTCAGCCATTCCCACACGTGGCACACGCGCCAGTGCAGGAGCGGTGCCAGCGTTGCGATCCGGCCGCGAAGTCCTGCAGCATTGGGCAGCACCTGCTGATACCAACCTTGGCCGCACTCTGCCCCGTCCTTGCTGCAGCTCATCTCGATGCGTCGATCTCGGATCGCGCTCTCGCCCTGGCGCACGCCCGTGATCATCAGGATGTTGCCATCGAGTTCTCCCAGGCGATCGCGCAGGGCCTGTTCCATCGGGTCAATCTTGATCTGGCGCGTGCACCAGCGCAGCGTGTTGTTGTTCGGCGGAGGCACGCCGCGGCCGAGGATGTAGACCATGAAGCGCTTGTCGAGCGGTGCGCGCACCACCTCGATACGGATTCCGCGTTCGACCAGCTCATCCATGATGTGCTGCGCCGCGATCGCTAGCGGCGGCAGCTCTTGCCGCGTGTCGGCGTAGAACACCGTGAGCGTTTTCGGCGCCGCGATGCGGCCCGAATCGATCAACCAGCAGATCACGGTGAGGGTCGCGCTGCTGTCCTTTCCGCCGGACCATGCAATACCCCAATGGGGGTGATCGGCGCCGTAGGCCTGCAGCGACTGCAGTGTGAGTTCGATCGACTCCGTCATCTGCAGTCGCTGCCCACCGTCGAAAAATGAGGTCTGAGCGGCTTTCACAATGCAACCTCCGGCACGTCGAAGAACTGCAGCCGCCCCTTCCACTCCCGGAACGGCAGCGGCTTGGCCTCGCGCAGCACGAAGCCGTGCGGCCCCATGAACCACGGCGAGTCGCTGCGATCGACGCAATCGACGATGCGGGCCTCGCCAACGATGCCGCCGCGCGGCAGATCCTCGTAGGCGGGAATCTGGTTCACCTCCATTACGTCCTGCAGGCTGTCGCGCACCTCGTTGTAGTAGACGCGCGCCATCGTCTTGCTGGCGTGCACGAGAAAGCGCCCACGGAACGGCGTGCGCCACTCCCTGTTCTCGATGTCCTTGAATCCATTCACGATCAGCCAGGCCCACGGCTGGCGGATGCTCAGAGCAGGGGCCCAGCGCGAGCCGGGCGGCGGACCGCCGTGCTCTTTGATCCATGCCTGCACTGCCTGTGCTGCCTCGATGTAGGCGCGGCTCGGCGTCTTCGTGATCTCCTGGCCAGGGCGATACGTTGCCCAGATCTGATCGCGCAGCGCCTTGGGCAGCTGATACCAGTGGGGCGTGCAGCCCCACTTCGCCGGTGGGACTTCGACCTGGCAGCCCGGCCAGTGGCAAAGGTGTCTCATGCTGGCACCTCGTTCCATTCGCGGCCGTCCAGCAGGCGGCCGGCGGCCTTCTTGCCGATGCGGATCACGGCCTTGCCGTTGACGATGCTGGCATTCTCGAAGCAATGGACAGTGCCGGCCTCGGACATGATGAAAGCCGGCCGCCGCTGCGCGCGCCCCATCGAGGTGTCGAAGCTCTCGCCGGGCGACGGTTCCCGCCATTCACCGTGCTGCTTGAATAGGAACGGCACGCCAGCGGCGGCGCACTGGTCACGCAGGCTCCGGGCCCAGTCTGGATGCATCGGCCGCGCTTCGGGGCCGCTTTCGCCGCCGACGATCACCCAGTCGATGCGGGAACCGTGGTGGCGCCAATCGCCGAAACGTTGCCAGCGCTCGCCAGTCAGTGCGTTGTGACCCACTGCGGGCGGGCTGGCATCGGTGTCGAAGCTGTCTTCCCAGTATTCGCGTGGGATGGTGCTGTCAGCGTGGCCATCGCAGATGTCGGTGAGGTTCACCGGACCGAGCAACGGCTCCATGCTCAAAAAGCGCTTCGCAGCCGGCACGGCCAGCAGCTTCGGGATGTCGCGGTCGGCTTCGGCTTGGTTGACGACGGTGGCGCCGATCCAGACGTGTGGATACAAGCGCTCGAAGTCGAACGGCACCGGCAGCATGTTCCCCACATTCCCGATGCGCTTTGTGAGCAGCAGCCAGTCAAGGTTCGGCGTTGCAGCGATCAGGTCGAAGAGGTCGACGCGCCACTGCGGATCGACGGCGTTGTCGAAGACGTCTGCGAGGCTTGCGCAGAACACACGCTGTCGGCGCCCGTGCTGAGCCATGAAGGCGTCGGCTTGGGCATTCCAGCGCAGCGGCATCTTCCAGTTCGCTTCGCTGGTGCGCACGCGCGGCGCGCCCGGCCCCCATGTCTCTGCACCTTTGCTGCGCAGCACGCGTGCCGGCGTGCTCACATAGGCGTAGCAGCCATCACAGCCCCCTCCGCCCGTGGTAGCGGTAGAGATCTTGGTGCAGCCAATCCACGGATTGAACGTGTGGTCGGTCCATTCGATCTTGCTGTTTGCGCTCATGATTTCCACCATCCCTTCAGCTCGCGAAAGGTAAGCACAAAGCCGAGGTAGGCGGTGAAGAAGCCCAGCGTGTACCACCCCAGGTTCGGGGGGCGGTGGACGACAAGCGCGACGCAGGACTGCAGGGCCAGAGTGAGCCAAATGCAGGCCAGATTGAGGCTCGGTGGATTCTTCATGCATCCCCCCTTTCCGATGGGGCAGCAACCACGAACGCGCTCCAGTTGGCAAAGCCATACTGCTGCGCCAGCGCGTCCAGACACTGGGTCTGCGTGAGCGTCGACGCCTTCTTCATGGCCTTGGCTCGGGTCTTCAAGCGCTTGATGCTGGGCAGCTTGCTGGGGGCGGTCTGAACGTGCGTATTCATGCCACACCGCCTTCCTGCGCCACGCTGACCGCCACGGCCAGCGGCCGAACCCAAATCGGAGTACTGCCGAGCACGAAGGTCTCGCCCGTGCGCGCCAGCAGGATCGTCTGACCCATCACCGTGCCGATCGCCTTCGCAGCCTTGCGCGGCACCGCGTTGCCGATACCCTCGCGCCAGCGCTGATCGCTCTCACCGTCGAGCACGAAGGTTTCCCCGCGCCCTCCCGGCCCATCGGGGGCGAACCATTCCTCCGGGTCGATCAGGCTCTGCAGCGCGGCCAGCTCGAGCGTGGTGAAAGGCCTGTGCCAGGTGCCATCGAGCGACTGGATGCGGCACACCAGCTTGTCAGAGGGCGCCGGCATCGCGGGCACCTCGACCTCGGGCGCAACACCTCCAGCACGCGGGTCGGCGAGGCTCCAAGGCCCGTTGTCGTGACATGCCGAGGCGCTGACGGCCCCGCTGCTGGCTTCCCACGGCACCACGCCGTAGTGCCCACCGGTCAGGTAGTGATCGCCCTTCGTGCGCTGCATGCCGGGGCGCACGTCGGCCACCGCGAAGGCACCTTGGCCCGTGGTGGAGCCGGCGATCACCGTGCCGGCGGGCTCGTTGTACGCCGTGACCGCGTATTTCCCGAAGGTCGGGCCGTCGCGGCGCAGATCCGCCACGGCGTAGGCGCCCATGTCGTCGCCGCCGATGACCGTGCCGGTGGCCCCGCTCCAAGCCGTGACCGGGTATTTCGAGAACAGCTTGCCCTGCCGGTCCGGTCGTGGATCTGCGACGGCCTGTCCCGAGCCGTGTGCGCTGGTCACTGCCTGCGCCGCCTTGCCCCAGGCCACGATGCGGAACTCGTTGGAGTGCTTGGCCGGCCCTTGGTGACGCACGTCGGCGACGCTGTAGGCGCCCTGCAGCGGCCCGGTTTGACCCGCCACCGTGCCCGTGTGCTCGCCCCAGCGGCGCACGCCGAGGGCCTGGCCGTCTTTCCACTTCGCCGACTGGTCGAAACGAACGTCAGCCACCGAGAACGATCCGTTCACCGGCCGCGACGCGGCGGCCACGGTGCCCGCGTGCTCCTGCCAGCGGTTCACGCCGAGCACGCCGTGGTGCATGTCAGGCACCAGCAGGAAGTCGCGCAGCTTCCCGTCTTCGACGGCCAGCCGGTTCAGGCTGCGCCAGTCGCTGCCGGCCTCCACGAAGGCCAGGCGAACCCACGTTTTCCACTGGAGTGCCGGCACCCGGTGCATGGGGCCGCCGGCGGCATCGCCCGGCAGCGGCATGTGGCGCAGGATGTCGCCTACGGCGTGCAGACGGCGCTTGTGCGGCTCGTACAGGAATGGCGGCACCTTCTTCTTGTGCCGAAAGACCTTCAGCATGCGCTTGCGGCTCTGGCCGAGGCCATCACCCAGCTCGCCGCAGTCGTGGACCGTCTCCGCGCCGATGTAGCCGTAGTAGCCCATCAGCTTGTCGACCTCGTCGAGCAGCGGGCGCCCGCGGCTGGCGATGCGCGGCACGTTCTCGAAGACGAAGAGGCCGGGCAGATCGTCCGCGAAGGCCTCCATCGTCAGCATCATGGCGCGCGGCACCAGCTCGTTGAGCGCGCGGTATCTGTCCGTCGTGCTCTTCTGCGCGCTCAGCAGGCCCGAGAAGCCCTTGCACGGCATCGAGGTGAAGACGATGTGCGGGAACAGGCCGTGTGCCGCGGCGCGCATGTCGTCAGGCGTGGCTTCGCGCCAACCGGGCGGTGGCATGCGGTCGTGGAAGCGCTGGTACATGCCCAGCGTGAATAGGTCGATGCAGGCCTGTTCCACGCCCGTCAGGCGCTTGAAGTCGCGGCAGGCGCGCGGATCGTTGTCGACGCCACCGATGCACCGCATCTTCCCGCGGACCGGTCCGATGCTTGGGTCTGCGTCGTTGAATCCGGCCGCACCGCTGCCGACGCCGCCGCACACGTGGAAGTGATTGACGATCTCGGTCGCGGCAATGCTCGCGTGTATTTGGGTGCTCATGCGTGAGTTCCTGAAGGTTGTGGGGAATAGATCTCCGCGCCGGCCACGTCTGAGAGACGTGCCTGCCCGTCGCGGATGCGGGAGGCGAGCCAGTCGGCGCTGGCGATAAGGCCGAGGCCGATCGAGGCGTGGGCGATCAGCAAGGCCTTGGATTCGTTGGCGGCCACGTAGACCGTTTCGGCCTGGCTGGACTGCCAAGCGTTGTCGATGCCCATCTGGATCACCGTGCGCAGGGCGGCGTGCAGCCGCTTCGCCGCAGGCATGCCAGGTGTCACCGTGGCCGCGATCTCCGCGCCGATGGCGAGCAGCCAGCCCAGGTGCGCGAGCAGGTCGCGCGCCGGCTCTCCGTCGTGCGTCATGTAGATGGCGATGCTCACCGTCGTCATGTGGCTGTTCATCCGCTGCAGCGCGACGGCCGTGGCCACGGGGCCGCTGCGGGCCAGCTCTTCGCGCGTGCGTACCGGGCGGCGATTGCGTGTCTTCTGGTGCTTCATGTCAGACCTCAGAAGGGCACGCCGTCGTCGACAGGCAGCAGCTGGCAAAGGCTGCGGGGCTGGAGAGGCTCGCCCTTGAAGTTGACGTGCGTGGGGATCTCTGTCCGCGCGGTGGCATGCGTGGCGCAGAAGAGTGCGAACGTCCGGCCCGGGTGGATCTCGGCGAGCCGCACGGCCTCGCGCTCTGCAGCGGTGCGGTTGCCCTGCAGCACGTTCGAGCGCCCTTCCGGTGGGATGCGCCGCGGTGAGTCGGGCGCTGTGGCATACAACAGCGCGAAGGGCCAGTTCTCGCAATCCGTGATGTCGAGGATGACGAAGAGTTCGTCCACGATCAGGCCCCCCGCCGGTCGAAAGCGATCAGGGCAGCGCTGAATGCGGCCGGGCCGATGTTGTTGCGCGAAAGGATCTCGTTGCGCACGAGCTGCGCGTTGCGCGTGATAAGGCCGCGCTCGCGGGCCGTCGCCGGCAGGATGCCGTCGATGCCAATCGGGCCGGTGCAAACCGTGCGGTCGTAGGCCTCGCAGCGTTCGATGTATTGCTTGACCAGGCCTTCGAGCGGATTGGCCTCGCCGCTGAAGTCGCCGGTGAGCATCTCCTGCGTGAACGCGGCGCGGCCGACGTCGGTCAGGCAGCGCACAGGCGGCAAGGCCATGACGCGATCGCTCAGCAGTTCGAGGCTCCCATCGTTCAGCAGCTCGAAGTCGGCGTTGATCTTGTGCCGCTCGCTGCTGTGCTGGGCCGTGTCCACGCTGAGCGTCGCCGATTTCGGACCGAGGACGCGCACCACGCTGAGCTGCACGCCCAAGGCGTGCAGCGCCAATTCCTCGACCGGGTCGCGTAGATCGGTGATAGCGAAGCGCCGAAAGCCCACCGAGGCCTGCCGGCTGATCCACCTGGTGACGATGTCGGCGTAGTAGGCCGGGCGATAGCGCCGTTGGTAGTCAGCCCAGTGCTGCATCACCCAGCGCGGGCTGCGCGGCTCGTGCAGGCTCTCGTCGGCGTCGAAGCACCAGCTGATGAAGGCGGGGTCGCTGCACATGCCCACGGCGAGTGCCGGGATCGACCATTCCTTCGTCGGGCGGTGGTTGAGCATGCGCTCGTCGATGCGCCATGCCGCGGCGATCTCGCGCCGCAGCGCGTCGGCGAACGCAATGGTCTCGAAATGGTCGTTGTTGTGCAGGACGGCGGCGGCGCTGTCCTTGCCAACGCCGGTCTTTCCTGTGAAGGCGATGACCGTAATACTGCGTTGGGTGGTGCTGCCGAAGAGGCGCGGGGATTCGATGTAGACGCGTTTCATGTTGAGTCTTCTGGTGGGGTTGGCTCAGTCGTCATCGCGCTCGCCCGAGGCGGCGCGCTTGCGGTCGAACAGGGGGAGGCCGCTGGTGGGCGGCTGAAAGGGGCGACAGGCGGGCGCACGCGGTGCCCGCGCCGGCATCACGCTGGCGGCGGTCGGATGCTTGGCCGCGAGGCGCACCAGGCGGCTGCGCACACGGTCCCGCATCACCGTCTCGAAGTCGTCGGCCCAGTGAAAGCGCTCCGCCATGCGTGCGCAGGCTTCGCGCAGCAACTGGTCGGTGGGCTCGATCGCGTGGGCCATGGCGGCTTCTCGTCGTCAGTGCCAGGCCGGCATGTCGAGATGCCGGGCATTCGGGCCGCAGCTGCCGGTCGCGGCTCGAGCCACGTCCAGCGCTTCGGGTTGACCGGTCAGCCGCACCGCTGGGCTGTCGCAAAGCAGGCGGCCGCCGCGCGCCGTGGCGTGCGAGCACAGCTCGCAGGCGCGGAAGGGCGTGACGAACGCAGGCACGGGAAATTTGCTGTGCCCGACGCAATGCGGCGACACGAACAGCACCTCGGCGGCGGACACGGCGCTCGCTTCTGCAAGGTCCAGCACCATCACTTCACACCTCGCGCAGGCATGGGCACCACGTTGTCGAGTTCGAGGCTCTGCTGGCGCTCTTCGGCCTTGCGCTGCGCCTGGCGGGCCAGCGCACGGCGCGCTGCCTTGAAGGGCTCGCGGATGTCGGTGTGTGCCGAGTCCCGATACTTGAAGCCGGGCGCGTAGATGCTGCGCGTCGGCATGGTCTTGCGGGTGCCGCTCATGCCGACCTCCGCACGCTGAGCAGCCGCACCTCGCCGAAGCGATCGAAGGCGATGCCTTCGGCTGCGGCGCACGAGGTGGCGAGCTGGATGTAGCCGTAGAAGACGCCGGCGGCGTCGATGACCTTCACGAGATAGGCGTGCATGGTCAGACCTCCTTTGCAGGGTTGGTGGTGGGAAAGGGAAGCGGGAAGGGCGCGGGCTCGACGCGGTCGACCAAGCGGCCCACAGCGGACTCGGCGAGGCGGCGGGCGGCATCGGCGTCGCGTGCGCGCAGCTGGATGAAGAGTGCGATCGGCGCCTGGCCGGGCACGGCGTGCCGGTAATGGCAGCGAAAGGGCCGGGATGTGGTGATGTGCATGGCGTTGGGCTCCATGGGCTTCAGGAACCGCGCGCCGGGCGCTCGAACACCCAGCAGTGAACCGTCTTCGCCACCTCGGTGCCGGCCTCGACGCGCACGCGGATTGCGCTGCTCACCGACTTGATGTCGATGAAGCGACGGGTCTTGCTGGTGCGCAGCACCTTCTTCAGCTCGGCCAGCAACGGGATCTGCTGGCGATGCGAGTTCGCCTTCTCGACGAACTCGTTGAGGTTCACGGCGATCTGTGCCACGTCGCGGCTGTGGTTGAGCATCGGACGGTCGATGTGCCCGTGCTTGACCGACTCCACGCCGAGGCTGTCGAGGTAGTCGAAGGCTTCCCAGAACTCGTGCACCAGCGGGTGGTCCGCGTTGATCGAGTTCTGGCGCTCGCGGGCCATGGCGACGATCTGCGACTGCACCTGGTCGAACTGCTCGTCGGCCAGCTTCACCACACTGCGCATGGCCGTGGCCATGGCGAGCAGCTGCGCGTGGTTCTTGGCGATCCGCGGCTTGTGGATGCCGTCCTGCGCGAGCAGGAAGCGGATGTTCTCGTCGTGCGATTCGGTGATGACCTTCATCACCTCGACCTCGCGGCGCAACGCGGCCAGGATGAAGCCGCTGACCTGCTCGATCTCGACCTTTTCGAGGGCCTTGGCGCTCTCGTAGCTGGTCGGCGTAAAACCTCCGGTGTCGAAGGTCATGTGGCAGATCCGCTCCATGATCGCCTGCGACGCCTGCACCTGGTTGTTTTGGCTGATGACGATCGAGGCGCGGAATGGCGGGTCGTAGACCTCGTTGCCGCCGGTCTTCACGCCTGTGGTGCGGATGCTGTTGCCGTTGTACGAGTCCTTCAGCTCATCCCAGTCGAACGACTTCACGTGGGCCTGCCCGCCGCTCTTCGTCTCGCGGTCGGACTCGATCAGCACGATCGGCAGATTGCTCACCTGGGTGAAGGTGCGCAGGCGGCCGGCGGAGGTGGACTTCGAAGGGTCGAAGCCCTCGTAGTCGCGGCCAAAGAGTTTCCAGAGGAACTGGATCAGCGTGGTCTTGCCGGAGCCGGGCTCGCCGACGATTTCGAGGAAGGGAAAGCTCTGCTGCTCGGCGCGCACCTGTTCGGCGAAGAGACTGCCAAACCAGAACGCCAGCGCGATGTAGCCCTTCGCACCGAAGGCGCGCCACAGGTGCTGCTGCCAGACGCGCTGATAGCTGTCGCGGTCGGTATTGATCCGCAGCTGGATCGACTTCTGGAGCGACTTGATCGAGAGCTTGTTGAACTCGAAATAGTCTTCCTTGTTGGCCTCGTGGATCTGGCCTTCGCGCACCGCGACCTTGCCAAGGATGTAGGTCTTGTGCGGGGCGCTGTAGCCGATGAAATCGATGGTCTGGACAACCTTCGGGTTGTCCAGCTGCCACTGCATGATCTTCTTGAGCTGGTGGCTGCTGCCGCTGAACATCGCGCCGGGCGCAATGTGCAGGAGCCGCTTCTCGAATTCGCTGGCCGCGGTGAGCTGGCCCGAGGTGAAGGTGGCCTTGATGGTCGGGCCATCGTGCGGGAACGAGACGCGGAAGTAGTACCACGCTTCATCCGTGATCTCGTTCTTCTGGTAGTAGAGGGCCTGCGGGTGGCAGTTCGCGATCTGCTGCAGCGAGTGCGACTCCAGCAGCGCCTTGTCGCGCTGAGCGTCCTCGGACATCTCGGCTTCGCGGCCTTCCTTGATCGCTTCGCGCAGCGCATCGCGGGCCTTGCCATAGCGGTCGAGATCCAGCTTGAACCACCACAGGCGATGCCGATGATCAAAGTCGAATTCGGCGCGGCCGGTGTGGTTGTAGACGAGGAGCGCCTTCTCCTGCGCCGTGGAGGCCAGCAGCAGCGCACCGTGATAGCGGTAGTCCTTCAGGTGGGGCTCATCGAGCCGGTCCCGCTGATGTGCGTCGTTCCAATCGATCTTGTCGCGGCCGTTCTGCGGGATCTGTGCGGCTTCGCACACCCACCCGGCATCGCGTGCGCGGCGCACGTGCTTCAGCGTGAATTCGCGCCCGGCGGTGTCGCCATCGAGCGCCCACACCAGCAGCGGGGCGGCGACGGTGCCGCCCTGTGCTTCGAGCTGGGCCTTGAGCGCGGCGAGCGCCTTCTCCGGGTAGTTGTTGCAGCTGAGCAGCGCGACGGCCGCGATGCCGTGGTGTGCCAGCGCGATCGCGTCGAAGATGCCTTCCACGAGCCACAGTTCGGACGGCGGTGGCAGGGTGGCCGGCGCTTCGGCGTTGCTGGTGCCGGCAGCGCGCATCGCTTGCTGCAAGGCCTCGGACAGGGCCGTTTCGGTCGGCGCGGCCTCCGCGAACGACAGCGAGGGCAGCGCCCACCATGTGCCGGCATAGCTGCCGCCGGACTTGAAGTTCGCCTTCTTCTTGCCGAAGCGGTGAGGAAGGTCGAAGAAGCGTTCCCACCAGGTGTCCGCGAGCTGGAAACGCACGGTGCCGGTGCCGGCGCCGCGCCCTTGGTCAGCGCGGGAGTCGAAGTAGTGCTCTTGGGTGTAGGTGCCCTTGATGAGCGCGAGGTCGAAGCCGCGGCCGTCGCGCAGGTAGGCATCGGCTGCAGCGTTGGGGTTCTGCTGCTCTGGCGGCTTTTCCTGCTCGGGCTTCTGATAGCGCTCGGTCCACGAGTTGAAGAAATCGGGGTAGAGCTCTTTGGCCGGTGCTTCGTAGCCGCAGTTGTTCGTGCGCTCGCACTTCACCACCCACGGGGTGGCGGCGTAGGTCCACATCGACTTCTTGCCGCACTGGGGGCAGACGCCACTGCGCAGGAACTTGCCGTCGCGTGACGGCTTGAAGTCGTAGTCCTCGACCAGCGCTTCAGCGATTTCTTGCAGGAGATCTGCCATCTCGTCACCGACCCCGCTGCTGTTGGGCTTGGAGGGCGTTGCGAACCTCGTCGGCGGTGTTGGCGGCCTCGATCAGGGTGGCCGCGAACGTGCGAGCGTCGGCGGGGGACAGCTGATAGAGGAAGTCGGCGGGAGTCGTGGACGCGGCCAGGAGCACGTGCGGCGCGTGGCTGCGGTCCTTGTTGAAGTAGGAATAGACAGCGATGCACGAATCGGCCGCGCGCGCGGGGTTGCCGTCCGGCCGGTGGTGCACGTCAGCACCATGGCAGTGCCAGTGATTGCCATCAGGGAAGAAGAGGCGCTTGCGAGCGTCGGTGTTGGGCGTGGTTGCCATGGGTGGGGACTACGAGAGGAAAAGCGGCGCGAGGGCGTGGCCGAGCAGGGCACCGGCCGCGATGAATGCGGAAAAGAGGAAGGCGAAGCGCAGCACGTGGGCGGTGCCGTCGACGCGGGCGAGGGCGTGCCGGGTGCTCATTGGTCGGCTCCGCTGGCCCTGTATGCGAGCGAGGCGCAGGCACGGCCGTACTTCGGGCTGCGCGTGCAGAACAGGGCGACATAGCCGCCCCATGCGTGGAGCAGGTAGAACCGTTGCAGCGGGATGCGGGGTGTGGTGCTCACGATGCGCACCCAGTTACCTTGGCGATCACGCCCTCCGCGGCGTCCATGGCCGCGCAGTACTCCTCTTCGGTTGGGCGCGATTTCTCGTGCTCCAAATCCATGTTTGTGCACACGTCGACAAGGACTTCGAGCGCACGCAGTAGCTCGATGGCGTGTGTCTTCGCTGCCGTCTCACAGACGGCCATACGACCAGCGTCGGTGATCGCGAGCAAGTCGCCGCGGCTTGTTGCTGTTGCCAGCCCTCTCTGGATCAGCGCGCGGCGCAGGTTCGCAAATCCGAGGTGCGCCATCGAGGCGCGCGGCCCCTGGCTCGGTTGCTTTCCCGAATTCAACTGCCGCAGCGCGGCGAGCATGGCGGGGGTGTGTCGCGGCCTCACGATGCCTCCTCGGCGTCGTCGGGCGTTGCCACGGCGATGGTGATGTGAGCTGGCGAAAGCGGGTCGAGGTATTCGCGCTTGCACTTCCCTTTGCGACGCCATTCATGCGCGAGGTGCTCGAACCGCTGCCCGAAGTCGTGGCGACCGGTGAGCCGGTTGAGCCACGCGTGGACTTCCATCTGGCAGCGCGATGCGTCGCAGCGCATGACCTCCATTGCCGCGTCGAGGTTGCTGCCATCGAGCACGCGAAGGTCGGTGAGGTCGAACGGGAATCGCGAGCCGTTGTAGAGCCCGAGCAGAACACCTGCGGCTGCGCGGGCACCCGATGTGCCCTGGTGGATCTGCGTGACGTTCCAGAGCTGGACGAGCGCTGCGGTGTTCATGCGGCGCTCCCGGTGCGTTGGTGATAGGGTGCGGTCTTTGTCATTTGGAAACCTCCGGGGTGAGCTACTCCCGCAGGGCCTCCGAACAGGCACCGCAGGGCAATGGGTGAAGGGGGAAAAGAGCGGCTGCTCTGGGCGCTATGAAGGGCCGTCGACGCTGGCCGGCGCGAAGAGATCGCGCGTCTCCGGCGGCGTCATGAGGGGCGTGTGCTCGGCAGTGCTACCCGAGCGGATCTGCTGGGCGAGCACTTCGCGGCGCATGTGCGAAGCGAGGGGCAGATGGACCGATGCAGCCGGTGTGGCCGAAGGCGAGATCGTCATGTCGGCTTCGGTGGTCGCGCGCCAGGTGTGGCCGCATTCGAAGTTGCTGCACACCACGTAGTGGTGCGACACGGTCGCGGTCATCACCTTCGTGGTCCGGATCGACCCGAGGTGATCGCAATGGGGGCAGCGCAGTCTCATTGCGGCACCACGGGCGCGGTGCGCCGGTCAACAAGGTAGAGGGCACGGCCGCGCCCGGTGGTGGCCTGCGCTGCGCGACGCAGACGCGCCTTCACCAGCCATTCAGCCGCCGCCTCTGGCGTCGACAGACCGAGGCGCTGCTGCACGCGCTCGATCAGGGCGCAGTCATCGTCTCCGGTGAATGTGATGGTGTGCTCGGGCATATTTTCAGCAGACTTTTTTGCGCTGTTGTGCTGTCGTTTGTGGCCTTCGTTTAGGCCGTCCGCTGGTCGAGACTCGGCTCATGCATCGAACCAAGAAATTCACGTGCTTCCTTGATGGCCAAATCGCGCAACAACGTTCCGAGCTGCTCGCCCTTGTAGTTGGCGAGCGCTTGCACGAGCGCGTCCTCGTAGTCGTCGAGGCACACCGTGTGGCGCTTGGTGCGGACGCGCTTGGGATCGGGGTATGTCATGGTCTTGGGCTGGGAGCAAAAACGGGTCAGGTGGTGAGCGTCTTCGTGCGTTCGCAGTCCGCGAGGCCGCGCAGGAGCACCAGCCGGCACACCGATGCCAGCGAGCGCTGCTCGCGCTCTGCCAGCTTCTCGAACTTGGCACGCTCGGCCGGCAGCAGCCGAATGGGGATCGGCTTGTTGGTGACGACGCCGTTCGGTGCGCGGCGTGGTGTCTTCGAGGCGGGCTTCATGGGCGGCGGTATGCTTGTGGAACGGGAAATTGCACAGTGAAGCGGAATATAGAGCAGAAATCTGCTTATTGCAACGACATGGAAGAAGAAATCCGCTTATCGATTGGTGCGCGTCTGCGAGAAGAGCGCGAGCGCCTCGGCCTGTCACAGACCGCCTTCGCTGAAATGGGGGACGTTTCGTTGCGGGCGGAGCAAGACTGGGAGCGGGGCAACTCAGCCCCAAAAGCGGACTTCCTCGCCGTCGCCGCCTCGCGCGGCGTTGACGTGCTCTATGTCCTCACGGGGCAGCACACACCCAAGGCCAGCGCTTCGCTCAATCCAGAGCAGCAGGCTTTGCTGGACAACTACGACAACGCGGATGAAGAGGGGAGGGCCGCAGCCCGGAGGGTGCTTTCTTCGCTCGCGAAACAGAAAACGGGGTAGCCGCAGGCCACCTTGGCTTCAACTGCTCTGGGCCTTGCTCAGACTGCTGGACGTCGAAGACTGGCTTGATCTGGAAGACATGGATCAGGTTGCTTTCGGACCATTCGATATCGAAGAATGAGCTGCTCACCGAGTGGCTTTTTTGGGAGCTGGCATGCTGACTTTTTTGGGATGGGCATTTCTCGCGTTTGCCCTTTTCTTGTTCGTTGTGTGCATCGTCGGCTTCGTCAATCCACAGTGGCTGGCCGACAAGAAGACCGGCAACGTGCCGTCCCGGGGGCTGCTGTTGTTGGCTGCCTGGCTCGGACCGGTGATCCCTGCGGCTGCAGGCGGCACCATCCTGATCCTTCAGCGTGTTCCCTGATACCACGGCATGCCAGCGGGGCCGCGTGTCCCACATGCTGCTTGTCGACGCCGAGGATATTTCGTGAGCGAAGCGCGTGCCCATCACTTCATCTCGCAGTGCTACCTCAGAGGTTTCACCCGGAACGCTTCAAAGAAATCCAAGCTGTTCGTCGTCTCGTTCGCGCAGAACAAGACGTTCGAAAGCGGCCCTCGTGGCGTGGCGCAGATCCGGGACTTCAACCGCGTTGAGGGCTTGCCGGCCGGCGAGATCGAACGCAGCTTGGCAATCGTCGAAGGCACCGTCGCTGCCGCCTTGAAGCGCATCTGTGCGAATCGTTCGTTGAATGACTCGGCCGCTTGGGCAGAGGTGCTAGTTCTCGTGGCGTTGTTCGCTGTCCGGCATCCGGTGCAGCGACTGAAGACTCAGGGATTTGCCGACTCGGCTGCAGCTGCTGTGCTTGCGATCCTCACTAAGTCTCCGGAGAGCTGGGATAGGTATCAGCGCGAGGCCAGAAGCATGGGGCGGATCGGCGCCGACACCGATGTCTCGTTCGATGACGCACGGGCATTTGCGGCCGGGTTCACGGTCAACTTGTCGACCGCTGACCATATTGGCTTCGAACTCTTGGCCCACGAGCCAGTTCTGAAAACGCTCGCGGACCGCAAGTGGACGCTTTGCATCGCCGAGCCGGAGGCTGGCAACTTTGTGACCAGCGACCGCCCGGTGACCCTCGCGCATTCGGACGGCGCAACCGCGGGGCCAGATCGTCCACTGGCCCACGGGATTCCGGGGACTGACCTGTACTTCCCGATTGACCGGCAGCTGATGGCCATCGGAAGGTTTGAAGGACCAAGCGAGGTCCGAACACTCGACGCTGAAAGCGTGGCGGCCCTCAACTCGATCACGTTTGCCAATGCGCATCGAGAGGTCTACTGTGCCGACCGGAAGGACCGACTCATGGACGAAGGAAAGATGCTGCACGCCCAAGACGTGCTTGGGTTGCATCGGCCTACGGCTCGGGCCTAGTAGATCCGGAGCGCCTCACTCGGTGTCTTCGACGCTGCTGGGCTCGTCGGTCCCCGTGCCCGCCACCTCCATCTCGGCATGCGTGGTGAATCCACCGTCCGGCGTCATGGAGTGCCGCACCTTGACCGACAGCCAGTCCGTGTCGTCGATCTCGGGCTTATTCCATCCTGAGACCTTCACCGGCGATTGAGGGGACAGCAGGGGCTGGCCCAGCGCCAGCGTCAGCTCGAAGGTCGCGAGCCCGCGCTGGATGCGCCGCCATTCGGCCTGCGCTGCTGCGCGTGCATCGGCCTCGTTTGCGAACGTGTCCTTGAGCCGCTTGGCGTTGCCGCTGATCCCTACCAGCACCCCTCGCCTCTTCGCGCGCTTCGGATCGTGCCAGTAGGCGCGCACGCCGCTGTATGCGTCCCGATCGCTGGAGTGATAGCGGTGGCTGTCGCCATCGGCTCTCGTGATCTCGATGATCGGCAGGGTTTCACCGCTCGATGTGGCTGTGCCGACGATGGGGAGAAACAGCAGGCGCCCGCGTTTGATCGTTGCGACGGCATCGTGCAGCTTCGCCAGGCGCGTGAGGAAGTTCAGGTCGCTCTCGTTGGTCTGGTCGATGTGCTCGACCAGTCGCGCGCCCAGAGCGGGGTCGATGCGCGCTACCAGTTGGTGCCGGGCGGCCGTCTGCCGCACGATTTCGCCCAGTGTGACGCCATGGAAGCTGCGCTCAACGCGAGTGCGCAGCGACTGATGCATCTCCGCGCTGCGGGCCCGGATGCAGATCTGGTCGGGCGCGCCGGCATGCTCGGCCTCGTCGACGATGAACGTGCCCTTGTCGACCAGGTCGGTACCGCTCCAGCCGATGGCGAGCTGCAGCTCGACGCCCTTGCGGGGAATCTCCAGCGCACCATCGTGATCGTCGAGCACCAGATCGAGCTGGTCGGCTTCGTTGCCCCGGCACTCCGACAGCGTCATGCTGATCAGGCGCGCGTCCACGGCCGGGGTGATGTCCCGCTCGCCGATCTTGAGGCGGTAGGTCGGGGCCGGATGGGCTGGGCGTTGGTCCTGCGGGTCCATCGTCACGCTGCCACGTCCTCGCTGCTGCCGTCGTCTTCGCCGATCGAGTCGGTCAGTTCATCGTCGACGCGCTCGAGCTGCAGCTGGAACTCGATGCGGCGGGCGGCACCATTGGACAGGAACACAGTCTTCGTTTCCGTAAGGCCCTCGATCACGTACAGGCCATACACGATGCCCGTGCCGTCGACCAACGGCCACGAGGCGCCCAGGTTGCCCATCTCGCGCAGCTCGTCGAGAGACTGAGTGCCGCCGGTCAGCTCGGGCATCAGCACGCCCGACAGCTGGAAGGTGTCGTCGCCCACGCCGAGGAACTGGCGTGCAGCGCGCGCGCCGATGCGGCTGTTGCTCGCATGGCGCCATTTCATCTGCCGCTGCAGTTCCTGATAGGCCAGCGTGTCGAGGCAGAAAACGAACTGGCCCAAGGCCATCATCATGTCCATGGTTGGGCTTTCGATCAGTCGATGTCCGACAGAGAAGAGCGGCCGGCCGCGCGCTTGGCGCGCTCGCGGCGATCCAGCTCGGCGGTAACAGCGCGGGCAATGGCCTGCGGGTCCATGCCGGGCGCCGCATGGATGTTGATCTCGTACTTCGTGGGTGACATCTGCGCGAACTGGCCAGCGCTGGCGCTGATCGGCGCACGGTTGTCGATCAGCGGCATGCTGTCGGCGCCAGCGGTCATCGGCAGAACCGAGGCAGCAGCAGCCGCTACGCCGAGCGCCGCCTGGCGCACGTAGCCTGCGCGGCTGGCGATGCCGAGCGCGGCGCCGTTGCTGATCTCGCCACCGGCCAGCATGAAGACCCGGCTGGGGCTGCGGATGCCGAGCTTTTCCTTGAACCATGCCACTGTTGAATCGGCCACGCCCGAGATCGCGGTCTGGACCTGCCCGAGTGCGCCGGTGATGCCGCTGGCCAGGCCCGACATGATCTGGGTGCCGAACTCAGTGAACTTGGCCGGCAGCTCGAAACCGAACCATCGCATCGTTTCGGCGAAGGCCTGGTAGAACAGGCCGGCCGGTGACCAGTTGAGGATCGCTGCGCCCACAGTCGTGAGGGCCGCAGGCACCGAGCCGCCCAGGTACTGCCAGAACTGATCGAAGGCCGCCTTCGCGCGGTTCCACAGATCGACGAAGAAGGTGCTGATCGGCCCCCAGTAGCGGTAGATCAGGTAGGCAGCGACAGCGATGGCCGTGATGACCAGGCCGATTGGGTTCATGAGCAGCGCGCGGCCGAGCCACAGCAGCGCGGTGCCGGCCAGGCGGAAGCCGGTCGCCAGGAAGCCCAGGACTCGCGAAAGCAGCGTGCCCTGAATGCCCATGGTGGCGAAGGCGAAGCGCATCGCGACGAAACCGAGGATCGCGGGTCCGACCACCAGCAGAACGCCGCCGAGCGCAACGAGCGCCACCGCAAGGATGCCGAGGCCGGTGGCCAGCACCTGTGCGAGCCGTGGGTTCGCGGCCATCCAGTTCGTAAGGCCCTTCATCGCAGCGGTTGCGAACTGAAGCGCTGCCACGTAGGCCGGCATGATGCTGTCGCCGAACTGTTTGTAGAGGTCGTTGCGCCGGGCGGCCAGCTCCAGTTCGGCGCCGGACGTGGTCTGCAGCGCGCGGTCGTACAGCGTGCCGATGCCATCGGCACCGGCGTTGAGCTTCGCGTTCTTGTGGATCTGCTCGCGCTGCAGGTACATCTGCGCGAACAGGTTGGAGGCGGTGCGATTGCTGAACATGCCGCCCATAGCGTCGAGCACGTCCTGTTTTTCCGTGATGCCCTTGGCTTTGAGCGCAGGCAGCAGGATCTCCTCCATCCAACGGAACTGGTTTTCCCGGAAGATCTCGCTGCCCTTGAGTGCGCCGACGCCCAGTTGCGAGATCTGCCCGACCTTGTCGTGCTTGACCTTCGACGGATCGGCGATCAGCCCGAACTGGTCGAGCATCTGGGCTGAGCGCTTAGTGGTCTTGCCCTGGTAGATGTTGGAGTAGGCCGACATCATGGCCGTGCCCACGCGGTGGCCGCCCATTTCCTGCACCAGCGGCTCCATCTGGTAGTACAGGGCCTCGTCGGTCAGGCCCTTGGCCGCGACGCCGCCGGTCTTGATGACGTTGAGCCACTCTTCGCCCTGCACGCGCCCGCCCGTGGCCGCGATCACGCGCTGGATCTTGTCGGCTTGGTCCTTGAACACCTTCTCGTTCGCCAAGCCGCCGCGCAGCTCGATGACCTTGAGCATGTCCATGAACTTCTTTTCGTTCTCGTGGCCCTGCTCTTCGCCGTAGATCGCCTCGTTGGCGAACTTCATCTTCGCCAGCGTGGGCGCAACCATCTCGGCGTGATGCAGGTCGGCGAACACCGTCAGACCATCGCGCACCAGCATCAGGTTGTCGCGGGTGCTGGTGCCGTAGGTCTTCATGGCCTTCGCATACTTGATCGCGTCGGCCGTGGTCGCGTCGCCGAGGCCCAGCGCCGCAATGCGCTGCTGTTCAGTCGCGAACTTCTTGCTTTCCTCGATCGGCGCGCGCATGCCGTGCAGCACTGCGAAGCCGGAGCCGGCCGCAATGGCGCCGGCGACTGCGGTGTTGTGTCCGAGGTGCCGACCCTTCTGGTAATCGGCCTTTGCGGCGTGCATGGCGCGCTGTCGATCGCCCAGCTGCTTGAGCTTGGCCTGCTGCTCGCCGATGACGCGGTTGGTCGCCGAGATCTCGGTGCGCAGCTGGCGCTCGTGCGTGCCCATGGCGCTCGCGCTGATGCCGGCGGCCGTGAGCTTGTCGCGCAGCGCCTGCACGCGCGTGGCCTGTCGCTGGTGCTGCTCGCTCAGCGCGGCCGCCTCGCGCCTCGCCGCGGCAAAGTCGCGGATCATTGCCTTGGAGGGCGGCCCCATGGCGCCGAGGCCCTGCGCCAGTTGCTTGACGCGCGCTTGTGCGGCGGTGAGTTTGGCCGTGGTGTCCTGCAGCCCGGCACGGATCTCGCGGAACTCGCCGACGCTCTTCTGCTGGGTGTTGAGTTCCTTGAGGCGGTCGCGGGCATCGCGCAGCGCCTTCGCGGCCTTGCTGCTGCTCTCGGTCACCCGCCTGAAGGGCGCGGAGGCCTTGTCCAGTGCCTGCAGGATCACCATCAGGCGCAGATCGCCGCTACCGGACATGTGCACCCCCTTGCGAGGCGGCCGCGTGGCGCGAATGAGGCTGGAAGGGGGAGAGGTGGCGCATGGGTCTACTTGGGCGGTTCGTGGCGTTCACGGGCGCGCTCGCGCCACTGCATCAGGTCGGACACTGTCATGTCGTCCATCTGGGCGGGGCCCCAGTGGAAGACGAAGGCGAGGTCCGCCATTGCGTCTTCTACGCGCTCTGGGATGCGGGAATCCGGTCCGCCCTCGGCAGCAAAAAATTCACCATCTCCGCACCGAGTTGCGCCAGGTCGGCTGGCTCGAGCGCCTCGATCTCGGGCTTCGTGAGCGTGGGAACCGTGACGCGGGGCAGCACCATGGTCAGTGCGATCACGTCCATCTGCATGAGCGCGGACAGCGAGGTGCCGCGCAGCTCGCCGGAGCGCGGCTTGCGGATGACCACCTTGGCGATGGTCTGGCTGCCGCGCACGACGGGCGTGTCGAGGATGACTTCGCCGGGGACAGCGGTCGGGTTGGTGGTCGGCTCCTGGCCGTCGCCGGCGCCGTTGGTGTCGTTGAGGTTCATGGTGCTGGATGAGGAAAGGGAAAGGGAAGAGATGCGCCGGCAGCGGCCGGCGCGACTGGATCAGGTCAGAACAGGCCAAGCGCCAGGCGGATCTGCGCCATGCGATCGACACCACCGATCACCTCGATGAAGTTGACGAAGTCGATCTCCATGATTACCTCGCCGTTGATGCTCAGCTTGTAGTAGCTGAGCGATGACTTCACCTTGATTTCGGTCTTCTCGCCGGGCTTGGCGTTGCCCGAGTCGATTTCCTTGTGGCGACCACGCATGACGATTTCGAGCGCCTGAACCTCGCCCGTGTCGTCGGATTGGATCGCGCCAGCGAAGCGCAGCAGGACGGCGTCATGGGTCGGCGCGCCCCACTGGGTGAGCAGGCTCGACATGTAGCCGGCAGCGGTCCACTCGAACTCCAGCGCCTCCATGCCGAGGTCGATGCTGATGGGGCCGTTCATGCCGCCGGCACGGTATTCCTCCATCTTGCGGGAGAGTTTGGGCGGGGTGGCCTCGGGCACTTCGCCGAGGTAGCCGGTGCCATCGTTGAAAACGATGAAGTTCTTGAGTACGCGGGGGAGGGACATGGTGTTTTCCTCTGTGGATCAGCGGGCAGGGAGCCGTCAGGCCTTGGCGACCAGGTCGGCGAAGTTCTCGTAGTAGCGGCCCGTGATGCGCTGCTGGAACATCAGGTTTTCGAGGGGCGCGCACGGCGTGAAGTCGTAGTCGAGGATCAGACGGCCGTCCTTGAGCTCGTCGGCGGTGTTCAGGTCGCCGTCGACGGCCCAGGCGCTGCCGCCCATGATGTAGCCGGCCCGCGTCAGGAAGCGGAACTTCGTGTTGATGCCTTCGAGGATGTCCTTCACCAGGCTGGGCACCAGCGGCTTGTCGACGGCCCACATGTGGGCCTCGGCGATGGTGTCGGCCAGCACTTGTGCGGTGCGCGTGGCCGATTCGAAGGCAAACAGCGGCTCGTCGCTGCAGGTGCGCGAACCCCAGAAGCGGTAGCCGTCGCGGTTGATCAACGTCGTGACGTCGCCGGCATTGAGCACGCCCGCATCGGTGGCCGGGTCTTGCAGATCCCAGTAGATGTCCTTGCTGATGCCCGTGACGCCGTTGACTGCGACGTTCGAGATCGTCTTGTGCCAGCCAACCTGGTTGTCGATCTTCGCGCGCAGGCCCAGAGCGAAAGCGGTAGCCGGTGCGCGGGCGTTGGCGCTGTTGACCGTGTCCCATGCGAGGAAGTCGGGGTGGATCACCATCAGCTCGCGCGCACCGAACTGCTCGCGGTAGGCGGTCGCTTCCTCGACGGTCTCGCAGTCCCATGCGCTCACATAGGCGAACGCGCGCAGTGCCTGCGCGATCGTCCCGAAGGCGGCGGCCACCGGCTGCGTGTCGAGGCCGGGAGCGCCCAGGATGCGCGGCTTGATGCCGAGCCTGGCCTGTGCAGAGAGCAGTGCCTTCATGCCGGTGCGTTGGCCGCTGGGCAGTACGGTCCCGATCACGTTGGTGGTGGTGGCCGCCTCGTCGGCACCCTGCTCGACGCGCACGACAACGGTGATTGGTCGTGCCTGGGCTGCGATGGATTCGAGCGCCTTCTTCAGAGTGCCTGTCGTGCCGGCCTTGCCCATGGCGTTGAGGACGTTGGTCACAAGGACCGGCGTGTTGAGGGGAAAGGTGGCCGCGTCGGCATCGGGCCCGGTTGCGACGAGGCCGATGATCGAGGTGTTGATCACGCGAATCGGGCGCGTGCCCTCGGTGACTTCGAGAACGCGGACGCCGTGGTGGTAGTCGGTGAGGGCCATGGTGGAGTGCTCCTGAAAAATGGGTGTTAGGCGGAAGGCGAAACGGTGATGACGGGGCTGGGCCAGCCCGTGGTGAGGTCGTAGCCTTGTGCAGCCGCGACGGTGGCGATCGCTCCAATGGCGGTGTGGTGTGCCCGCTCCGCCGAATAGCAGGCGCGCACGTGGCCGGCCACGAAGCCGCGCAGCGCGCGCAATTCGTCCAGGGTGAGCTCTACCCAGCCGGACGCCGCCTTGAAATCCACGGACGGATAGCCCTCGGCCTCCATGCCCGCAATGGCCGAAGTGATCCGTGTCTGGTCATCGATGCCGGTCAGAACCTTCACGCCGTTGGGCAGAGTGATGCCGCCGGTTTCGACGGCCCACCGGCGCGCGGTGGCTTTTTGTGTCAGCGTGACGCGCAGCTCGTCGAGCGAAGGCGGTGCCGGCGGTGCCACGGCCGGGATGGCGACCAGAGCCCACGTGGTGCCTTCGGCGCTCGCGCGAAAGCCTTCTGGGATGTGCGGCGGCGCTTCCTCAAGGCAGTCGGCCGGAATCAGGTGTACGCCGGGCTCCAGCGGCGACAGGTCACTGTCGTCGAGATAGACGGGGCCTGTGTAGAAGCGTGTCTGCGGGTCGTACGAATAGACCGTCTTGATGTTCATGAAGGTGCTTTCAATACTTGATGCAGGCCATCAGTGCCAGGTTGGACATGCGAAAGCGAATCCAGGTGTTGGCGACGGTTGCGTCGACGGCCGCCGTAGCGAGCATGAAGTTGTCGCTTGCAGCCGCTTGCCATGCGCCGCCAGCAGCGCCCTTGGCGCCGGCAGGCACTGTGCCTCCGGGGCCCCCGCTGTTGGAGATAGAGGCGTCCGCATTTGCGAACGGGTTGCCGAAGGCATACGGACCGCCGGCCACGCCATCTGCACCGGTCCACTCCTGTGCCATCGTGCGCAGCCAGGTGCCTTCCTGCTCGGTACCGAGGACGCGGCCGGTGTCGATGCCCCGCCCATCGTCGAAGCCCCGAAGCACCAGACCGCGGGCGTTGGGTACGTTGAAGGTGGTCGCGCCATCGCCAACGCCGAACGTGGTGCCGATGGCTGTGTAGAGGCGGCTGTACGTGGTGCGCGACACCGCAGCGCCATTGGCCTTGATCGACCCCGCCGGCGGGGTCGCGCGCGCTGTGTAGAACACCTCCCCCGCGTCGGCATCACCGCCCATGGGGAGTTCGAGGACGTGCCAGATGTCGCCGCGCCATGTCACGATGGCCGGAGAAAACAGGGCCATGCTGGTCACTACGGAGCCCGCAGGCGTCATGATCCCGTCCGCGCCGCTGCGAGTGATGACGCAACGCTGAGAGGGCCCCAGGACAAAGGTCGCACCGGCTGCGATCGCGTTGCCCGCAGGCAGGGTCAGATTCACCCCGGCTGCGGAGACGCTGATGTAGCGGCCCATGTCAGCTGCCGTGAGGTTCGTGCCGCCCGTGATCGCGATGTCCCGCGCGCCGCTGTAGTTGCCCAGCGCGCGCTGCACGTGGGCCGTGCTGGCGGCCTTGGCGCTGTTGTCGAACTGCCCGGCATCGACAAGGGTGAGCGGGCCGGTCATCGCGTCGCCGGCGGCCATGATGTACTGGGCATGGGGGTCGGCGGCTGCCACATGCGCTGCCATATCGGCGTCCGTGGCGTACTGCGGGTGCGGGTTGGCATCGGCGACGTGCGCAGCCAAGTCGGCATCGGTGGCGTACTGCGGATGAGGGTTGGCCTTGGCCTCGTGCGCGGTCACGGCATCGCCGAGAGCCGCATTGAGCTCGGCCGCAGTGAACGCCCAGCGAACCCACTTCGCGGCGTCCGCGCCGGGCGCTACGTTGAGGCTCTCGCCCACGCTCTTCCACGTGGTGCCGGCGTAGCTGACATAGGCGACGTTTGCCGGATAGGTGAGCGTGGCATCCCACGGCGTGATGTTGCGCAGGCGCTGGTAGCGCGTGCGGCTGGCCAGCTGCCGGGGTGCCAGGTTGTCGATGCCAGTCGGACCGCCGAGGACCGGGTCATCCTCCTCCAGTTGATAGATCCCGGCTTCCCAGAGGTCGGATTCGTTGAGGTTTGCCATGTCAGGCGCTTCCGTGGTTGTAGGCGCCGTCGCGTCGGGTGGCGCCGTTGTGGCTGTTCGCCACGGCGGCATACCGCAGCGCAACCAGATGGCAGCGGGCGGGGGCGACGGACGGCAGGAGCTTGCGCAGGCGCTCGGCCTGCGCGTTGGTGATCGGGCGCTGCAGCGCAACCATGTAGGTCGCCCACGTAGCCGCAAGTGATGCATGCGGATAGACGCCGTCGCGGCGGATCGTCCCGTTGTGGGTGCGCCCGCCGACGCGTTCGATGATGTTCACCTCACCAAAGCCGAGGGAACGGATCAGCAGGCGAATCGCCCAGGGCGTGCCTTTGTGGCGGTGGATCTCGATGCTGTTGAGGATCAGCGCGCGCTTCGCATCGTCGGACTTCGCGTCCTGCCAGGCTTCGACGGACAGCGTCCACGAAAGCCACGGCAACAGCGGCGCGAGGCAAAGCATGGCCGTCCACAGATGCCGAAGGCCATCGGTATCCAGATCCAGCGGCGAAGTGCCAGCAAGCGCCAGTTCCAGCGGCGTGCGGTTGGGCGGCAGCAAGCGTTGCGCGGGGGTGAGGCTAGCCACTGACCACCTCCTCGAGCACGTTGATCGCGGTGACTCGAACCCATTGGGTCTTCGTGCACAGCATGTCTGCCGGCGGATCTGTGATCTCGACACGATCGACGCCCGGCTGATGCAGTGCGGCGTCGATGCCGGAGTGCGGCAACCCCTTGCCGAGCTTGCGGATCTTCAGGAGCCACTTGTCCAGCGCGATCTTTCCGTTTGCCAGTGCCACCTCGCCAGCCGGGCCTTCATACCGGTACACCTTCGCCGTGATCACCGTCTCGAAAATCTCCGGCCCTTGCACCGGCACGCTGTCGCACAGCGGGCGGATCTTCTCCGCGTTGAGTGCACCACCCACCGTGTTGAGCAGCGCTTCGGAGGGAACGCCGCTCGGGTCGGTGGACAGGACCGTAACGCGCACGGTGCCTGGTATCGGGCTGTCGATGCCTACGTCTGCCACTTCCGCACTGGCGGAGAGCGCGTGGAGGCGATAGCTGTCGACGGGCCCGGCCGTGGTGGTCCCCTCGGGCGCGAGTTGGATTCGTTCGCGGAAGCGCTCATCGTCTTCGTAGACTGCCTCCACTGGAGGCACCGCAGTCGGGTCTGCAGGCGTAACGATCAGGCGATAGACCTGGTAGTTCGCACCGAGGTTGTCGAGGTCCGTCTTCGTCGCATAGGCCAGCATGCATGCCTTCGCGGCATCGTTGATGCGCTGGCGCATCTCCAGTTCCTGATAGGCCTGCACTTCCAGCAGCTTCATGGCCGGATCGGACTCGAGCAGCAGTGAGTAGTCGAAGCCCACCTGTTCGCACAGCTCTTGAAACTCAGCAACGCGCCGCGCGAGGATTACTTCGAAGTCCAGCACCTCGATCACCGCCGGCGCCGGCAGCAGCGACATGTCCATGCTCATGTTGCGGCCCCTACCTGTACGGGGACGCGCATCGAGAGCACGCTGCGGCGCTGGCCCGGTGGGCTGTAGATGCCCTGCAAATCCAGCAAGACCTGGCCGGGCGTGTCGGTGCCGAAGATCTGCACGCGTGACAGGCGCAGGCGAGGCTCCCACTTCATCAGAGCACCAGCTGTGGCCGCGTACAGGCGAACGCGTGTGGCGCCGTTGTCCGGCTGGTCGATCAGCTCGGGCCAGAGGCTGCCATAGGTCCGGCGCATGAGGCGACTGACCAGTGGCGTGCCGAGGATGTCGGCGATGCTCTGGCGCAGGTGCTCAATGCCGTCGAGCGCCTTGCCAGTGACGCGATTCATGCCGCTCATGTCACTGCGCCGCCTGCGGTTCGCCCGCCCGCGTCTTCCTCGATGTGGCCGTGACCTTGGACGCTAATGCTGCCCGCCACGATGTCGCCGCCGTCCGTGGTCAGGCCGTGGCCATTGATGAACTCCATGTCGCCGTCGATCTGGGCAGTCTTGCCGCCGGGCCCGGAGCCCGAGCCGGCCATGCCGGCGGTGTAGGTGAGCAGCCCCTGCACGACCAGCTGGCCGGTCACGATGTTCATCGGCGCATCGAGGGTGATCTCCTGCGAGTGCACCTTTGCGCTCTCGCTGGCGGTCACATCGGCCGTCTTGCAATGCACGGTGATGGAATCAGGCACGGTGATGTCAGCGGTGCCGCCATCGGGCAGCGTGGCCTTCAGTGCGCTCGCACTGTGGTCGTATTCGATGACGGCGCCATCGGGATAGGTCGTGCGCTCCACGTCGGCGCTGTCGCCGTTGGCGGGCATGCTGTCGCTGAAGAGGCCCACGAGCACAAAGCCCGACGCCATGTCGCCACCGGGCGAGAACACCATGCATTGCTCGCCCACGACCGGTGGTGACCAATGCCGCACGTTGCCAGCGCGGCGTGCGAACCATCGAAGCCAATTCGTCTCGAGGCCACCCGACTTGACGCGGCATTTGTAGCCCGGTTCGTCGACCGCCATGATCGTGCCAGCGCGAACGAGGTTCTCGATCAGGCGCTTGAGCTCGATGGTGGACGGGGCCTTCTCAGACATGCCGTCGATGGTGCCGACCGTGCGCGCGCGACGCACTTCATATCGGTTGTGCGAGCGCGATCTACAACCGAAAGATTCAGGGGGCGAGGTGCTGCAGCAGCAGATCCTTGATCAGCTCGCGGTCGGCATCCGTGATGCCGAGCAAGCCACGCGCGGGGTATTGGTAGGTGGGACCGCCGGGCTGCACCAGATCGCGCAGGCCTTCGTGATGCACACGCGCGATGCGCGCTGTGCGACCGAAGAAGCCCACCGCCACGCCGTCATCCTCTGCCTCAACGCGCAGGTGCCGCGCGGCGCGTAGCTTCTCGAACATGGTGCGTCGGATGCTGCCTTTCTGCAAGCGGGCGTTCGTCGTCTTGCGAGGCTCGTAGGCGCTGCCATCTGGATTGCGCTGCGATGCGATCCGGGCGGCCTGCTCGCGGCGCAGCGCCTGGCCGATCTTGCGGGCCAGCGCGCGGCGCTTGGGCGCGGTGAGCTGCGACAGCAGAGGCGTTGCCCAGTCTTCGAGCGCGCGCAGATCATCAGCCACCTCAGAACTCCGTCGCCGGGAAGTCCCAAGCCGCGAGCTGCTGGCCTTCGAAGTACACCTCGATGCGCTCGGCCTGCGTGACGGTGCCGACGTGAGCGGGCTCGGCCGCGTGCGTCACGTCGTATCGCTTGGCCGTTTCCTTCGAAGTGGGGTCGGTCCCGGGCCTGACGATCACGCGCTCGGTGAGGTCGATCTCGATGGAGAGATCCATCGTTTCCTTGTTGAGGTATTCCGCTTCGAAGCGCAGGCTCTTCTCGCGAAGGTCGGTGTTCTCGAAGATCTCGACCTGATTGGTGCGCAGCCAGGCCAGCAGCGGCACGAAGATCGCGTCCGCGTGGCTGCTGTAGTCGAGCACCACGAGCTTCAGGGTGTAGCGGTAGACGAACGACAGCGAGGCGGCGCCGGCGGCGACGATCCGCCCGTTGGTGATGAAGACCGTGAGCTTGTCCGGGTCGGTCTGGAACTCCGGCGTCGCGGCGGTCAGGTGCGCGCGCAGGCTATGGACTTTGAGCACTGGTGGTCCCCCCGTGTCTGGTCAGGGCGTTGATCCGATCGCGGACTTCGTTGTAGCGGTCGATGCAGGCGTTGAGGTCGTAGATGGCCTCGTCTCCCTCACCGGTGATTCCTGCCACAGCTGCCGCAAACGCTGGGTCAAGTTCGGCTCGCGCTTCTGCAGGCTGGCCGGCAGCGGCGGCACCTGCATTCCCGCCTGCAGGACAGGTGGTGGTGCGGACAGGGACTGACACCCGGACAGCGCCAGTAGAAAGCTGACGCTTAAGAAGAGCTTTTTCGCCTTGAACACGTTCGATCTCCTTTGCATGTGCAGCGTCGCGCGCGGCGAGGCTTTCGGTCATCTGCCATTGCGCGTCGAGCGTGCGCGTGAAGGCGTCGACGGCCGCGCGGGCGTTGTTGGCGCGCTCGGCCTGCCATTCCAGGCGCACGGCATCACCGCTTGCCTTGGTGGCGATGTGGTAGGTGAGCCCGGTCCAGGCACCGAAGAGCGCCACCGCGATCACGTAGGGCAGGGCCTTGAGCAGCCAGCTCATGGGAACTTCGCAAGGGCGGCGGCGATGGCCGGTTTCGGATCTGTGCCCAGGAACAGCAGGCGCTCGGCCTCGCGGCGGCGATCGAGGCCCTTGAGCACCTTGCCGCCGGACAGGTTCCAGCGCGGAAACTGCGCGGCGGCGCCGGCCGTGTCGCCCGCATTGAGCAGGCGCACGAGCGTGGACTTCGAGAGCGCGTCGACCCCGCAGTTGTAGAAGATCGAAACGAGCGCGTCGAACTGCCGCTGCGCAAGCGGCACCGTAACGGCCCGACGCACCGCCGGCTCGAATTCGCCGGACATACGGCGCGCGTAACGCTGATCGGCTTCGGCTCTTGTGATGGCCAGGCCGGGCACCACGTCGGGCCCCGTGTCGCCCCATCCGATCGTCCAGGGCTTGCCGCTGAGCCGGGCGAACGCCGCAGGCACCGACGTGATGCGATAGGGATCGATGCCAGCTGCGCTCAGCGCCTTGAACAGTGCCGAACCCGGGTCGGGATAGGCCAGCAGCCGGCACTGTTCGAAGTAGTGGGCGACCTCGTGCCCGTCCGGGCTCATGTGGTAGTCGTTCATGGGCGTGTCCCGGCGCATTCAGCGTAGAGGGTGATGACGGCCTCGTGATGGCGGTGGCGCTGCGCGGGCGTAGCGCCCGCCGGCAGCGAGGGCAGGGCGGCGCACGGGGGCGCGGGCGGGGGCGGACTGGTGCAGGCCGTCGCGGTGAGGGCCACCAGCAGGCACAGCAGCGGCTTCATCGGCCGCGCTCCTGTATCCGGGCATTCGCACGGTTGACGGCGTTGTTGACGGCGCGGCGCTCCTGTTCCTGTGCGGCGCTGACGGACTGGGCCGTGACGGCGGCGCTGGCAGCGGTGCGTGCGGCGGTCTTCGCCGTGGCAGCGGCGCTGTCGGCCTTGCCCGCCACCTCGGCCACCGCTTCCGCCGCCGAAGAGACAGACGCGGCGGCGTCGGCCACCTTGGCGGCAGAACGCTCGGTCTTGCCCGCCACGGCGCCCAGCGCGGTCTGGAAGTTGTCCTGCAGGCGCGCGATCTCTTCGAGCCGGGCTTCGCGCTCCTGCTGGATGCCCGCGTAGTAGCCGATCGCCAGGCCGCCGCCGATCAGCCCGCCGATCACGAGCAGCGATTCCACGACGCGCCGGATCGCGCGCGGCAGGTGCCGCGTCGGAGTGAGCGGTGTCAGGTCAGAGTCTTGGGTTTGCATGGATCTGTTCCTCCAAGTTGGAGATCTGTGCGCGCAGCCGCTCGAGTTCGGCGTTCTGGCGCTCGATCTGCTTGGTCAGCTCGGACATCTGGCCCTGCAGCTTGTAGAGCTCCCGGTAGGCCTCGTTGCGCTCCTCGGCGAACTTGTCGGCGCGCTGCTCGGCCAGGGCGCGGGCCTCGCGCTCCGACTTGAGCATTTCCTCGTAGACGGCGAGGGCCTTGATCTGGCCCGCGCTGTCGGCGCCGGCCATGTCGCGGCTGTTCTTCTGGCTGAAGAAGTAGTACGCAGCAGCGATGCCGATGGCGGCGGCACCGCCGAAGACACCCTTCAGTTCCGTGAACAGCTGGAGGAAATCGTTCATTGCTTCAGTCCCACAGGGCGACGGTGCGCCTCATGCTGGTGGTGGTGGGTTCGGGCAGCGTGACCACCAGGCCGGCCGGGAGGATCGGGCCGTGGTCTGCAAGCCCGGGGTTGAGCAGGTACGTCGCCTCGACCGTGCCCTGCGTGCGCTGCAGGTAGCGCCAGCACAGCAGGTCGACGGTTTCGTTCTGTTGGGTGCGCACCTGCATCAGATCAACTCGACGGTGGTCCGGCGGATGCCCAGGAAGTCGGAGATTGCCCAGCGCACGTCGCGGCGCAAATCGCAGTCGCGCAACTCCAGCTTGTCAGCAGCCTTGTCGCCGGCGCCCGTGGTGTCGTAGTCGCGGTAGCGCTCGATCAGGTCGGCCTGCGTGTAGGCATAGACGGCGCGCAGGTAGCGCGCGACCTGCGCGCTCTTGCCGTCGATCTCGGGCGCGGGCACGTCTTCCAGTTTCGCGTGGCCGAGCACGAGCTGCGCACTCTTGTACTTCGCCAGCTCGGAATTGATGCTCAGCACGGCCTGCACAGCACTGTGGCGCAGTCGGTCGGGCGTCACGGTGCCGTCAAGGCGCGCGGAGGCGCGCAGCTTCGCCAGATCGATGTCGGGAAACCAGCCGTCGTTTGCCAGCGAGGTCTCTTCGGCGGCGGTCGGGGTGGGCGGGTTTCCGAGGAAGTTCATGGCGAAGGGGAAGAGGTCGGCGGTGGTCGGGCGTCATCCGTGGGCAGGCCGGTCAAGGAGCTTCAGGAATCAGCCCGAGCCGCCGGGGTCCGGGGTCGGACTCGGTTACGGCGCGTGGGGCGTCTCCGGCTTGTTGAGCCGGCGCTCCAGGCGCTCGATGTCTTTCTTCACGCCCACCTGTTCGAATAGGGCGAGGGCGCGCTGCAGGTGGTCCAGCGCATGGCGGGCATCGTCGGTGGACACCTTGTCGTAGTCCACGTCGGCAGAGCCGGCCCTGCCGATCACGGCATAGCCGAAAGCCTTGTGCAGCTTGGCCCGGGCCTGATCGGGTGCGTCGAGGTCTTGGGTGCCGTGCAGGACGATCGGCAGCAGGTCGCGCGCGGTGGCGCGATCCATCTTGCCGGTAAGCGCCGCCGTGGCGAATTCGTCGATCAGGATCGTGGCCAGGTTGCGGTCGTACTGGTCGGGCGGCGCCAGCTTGTGCGTCACGGCGTATTCCGCGATCTCGATCGCACGCTGGTAGTTGCCAGCGTCGATGTGCCACACGAGCACGGTGGTCACCACCTGATCCTGCGCGCCGCCGTTGCTGGCTAGGACGCCATCGATCCACGCATCGTAGACAGGCAGGAAGGCGCGCTTCGCTTCGATCTTGCGCTCGACGGATTGGATGTCCTTGAGTGCGCGGCGGTGCTCGGCCAGTTGAGCGAGCATCAGTTGGTAGGCGCTGCCCTGTGGCGCGCCCCCTTCCGGCGTCGCAGCGGAAGCGGCGATGGCGAGCTTGCGCTGCAGGTGGCGCTGTGCGGGGGTCTGGCGCATGGCGATCAGCCCAGTACGTCGATGTTCTCGATCAGGCAGGCGAGGCCGTAGTCCTCGACCACGAATGCGTCGTTGCTCGACTCGTAGTTCTCAATACGGCTGCGTTTGGGGTTGTCGACCAGATTGCGCCGACGCGCGGAGCGCTGCCAGTAGATGGACAGGTTGTCCAGCCGCGTGACCAGCACCGTGTTGTCGGGGAAATGGGGCAAGGTCAGGCCCGGCAGTCCGCCCAGCCGGGCTTGGCTGCGCACGATGTCAGCCGCCAGGATCTCGGTGGGAGCGTCGGGATTGCTGACCAGCGGGAACAGCTTGTCGTGCATCAGGTTGCGCCCAACGATGGCGACCAGGCCGCCGTCGTTGCGATACCAAGGGTCCAGCAGGGTCTGGTACGCGTCGTACACCAGTGCGTCGAGATTTTTGTAGTCGCCGCCAGCACCGACCTGAATCTGGTTGTCAGCGCCGTCATCCATCACGCGGGTAGGTGCGTCCGTGCGGATGTGCTGAAGCCAGCCGATATTCACATCCTGCAGGAGCGGATTCGCAGCGAGGTTGGTGTTGGCTGCGGCGCTGGTCCCGTTGAACCCGATCATGATTCGATCCAGAGCCTGCCGCTTGACGATCACGTCGCGCACCTTGGTCTGAAAATCGGGGAACTTGGCCCAGGCATCGAGCGTTCCGTACTTGATGTACGTGTCGTAGTCGGTGTGTTTGCACTCGTAGCCGGTCGCGTCGAGCGTTTCGACCGAGCGCGGCTGACGGTCGGCCTGGTCGGTATTGGTACGGCTGGCGATCGGGCCACTGACGCCCAGGCCGAGTTTCTCGCCCTTCAGCTCATCGACGCCGATGATGTTGATCAGGCCAAGGAACTCGCTCGATTCCTGGATCTTGGTCTCCAGCGTTTGCTGGACCGTGGGCTCGACGGCGAACTGTTCGCGCGCGGAGGGTACGTTGTTGATCTCGCCGAGGCGCTCGATCAGCTGGTTATAGACAAGGCGGGTGTCGTTTCTCATGGTAGCTCCGGGTGATGGGGCGGGTGTGTGCCGTGTGGAATCGGTGAGCGGGACGTCTTAGCAGTCAGTCTTCTGCACCTGCGGATTGCCGCCGGTGGCTGGCGGGCGCCGCGAGTGCTTGCCGGCATCGGTCGTGTCGATGGTGTCGAACTTGGTCTTCAGCGCCCTGTGCTCGGTTTCGAGCGTGTTGAAGCGTTTTTGCAGCGCGGTGAGTTCCTTGCCGCCGGTGCTGCTGAGTTCGACCACTTCCTGCAGCGTGTCGCCGATCTCGTCGATGGCGCCCATCAGCTCAGCCGTGGTCGCGTCCTGTCGCTTCGACTGGGTCGTGAACTTCTTCGAGAACGAATCGCGCCAGCTCTTCACCTTCGAGAGCAGGCCCTTGTCGTCTTCCTCGCTGTCCTCGAATTCGAGCGTGACCTCAACCGCCTCGGAGAACAGCGTCTCTGGGGAAGTCTTTCGACTCTTGAACGGGTTGGCGTCGGGATTCTTGGCGGCGAAGCTGAGCACTTCGGTGCCAAGGCTCGCGGGGCTGTCGGTCACGGCAAGGCCCACGAGATAGGCCTCGCCGGTGTCGGCGAACTTCGGATTGACCTCGATGGAGGTGTAGATCTTCTGCTTGTCCTTGGTGGTCATCGCGACCAGCGACGGAAGCGGCTCGATCTGCGCGAACAGCGCCAGCTTCTTCTGGCCGTCGATCTCGATCTCTTCGGCCTTGGTGGCCGTGACATCGCCGTATGCCTTGAACGCGCTGTCGGCATAGATGCCGCGAATGTGTTCCATCCAAATGCGGGCGCCGTACTTCTGGGGGTCGAAGTTGCGGCCCATCTGCTCGATCCACGAGCGTTCGATGCGACGGCCGTCGGTGGTGGCGCCTTCAACGGCGACGCGGAAGAACTTGGATTTCTGGGCCATGGTGGTGTGGTGCGGGTAGGTTGAACGAGTGATGGCGCTGATGGTCGGCCGAGCACGCGCGAGGCTCAACGCAATTCGGTTGTGAATGCCCGATCTACAACCGAAACAGGCCTGAGAGGCGTCGCGAAGAGACGCGAGCGCCCATAGCCTCACCCGCATGGATTCATGCAGCGATGTCGCCGAAACGCCTGATGCGCCAGTGGTCGAACAGCGCCGTGCGGCACGGCATCTCTACTGGCAAGGCTGGCGGATTTCCTCGATCGCAGAACACCTTGGAATTCCGCGCACGACAGTGCACGGATGGAAGGATGCCGAGGAGTGGGACAAGGCGCAACCGATTCAACGCGTAGAGGGCGCGCTCGAAGCTCGCCTCGTGCAGCTGATCGGCAAGGAAGCGAAGACCAGCGGCGACTTCAAAGAGATCGACCTGCTCGGACGGCAGATCGAGCGCATCGCGCGGGTCAACCGGTACGAGAAGACTGGCAAGGAGGCGGACCTCAACCCGGAGATCGAGAAGCGCAATGCCGGCCCAAAGAAGAAGCCGCAGCGCAACCACTTCACCGATGAGCAGGCCGATGAGCTGTACGAGGCGTTCCAGGACTCCCTCTTCGGCCATCAGAAGGTGTGGTTCCGCAACGGACACGAGCGCACGCGCATGGTGCTCAAGAGCCGGCAGATCGGCGCGACCTGGTACTTCGCGCGAGAGGCCCTCGTCGACGCGCTGAAGACTGGGCGCAACCAGATCTTCCTGTCGGCCAGCAAGGCGCAGGCGTACATCTTCCGCCAGTACATCGTGCAGTTCGCGCAGGAGGCTTGCGGCGTGACGCTGACCGGCGATCCGATGATTCTGCCGAACGGCGCGCATATCTATTTCCTCGGCACCAACGCGCGCACCGCCCAGGGCTACCACGGCAACTTCTATTTCGACGAGTTCTTCTGGACGCATCGCTTCGAGGAGCTCAACAAGGTCGCGAGCGCCATGGCGATGCACAAGCGCTGGCGCAAGACCTACTTCAGCTCGCCCAGTTCGATCCAGCACGAGGCCTACGCACGCTGGAGCGGCGCGCACTTCAACAAGAACCGGCCGAAGGATCAACGCGTCACCATCGACCTCTCGCACGACCGCCTGGCCGGTGGCTTCACCGGTGAAGACAAGGTGTGGCGCAACATCGTCAACATCATCGACGCTGAGGCCGCGGGCTGCGATCTCTTCGACATCGACGAGCTGCGGCTGGAGTACAACCCGCAGGAGTTCGCCAACCTGCTGATGTGCGAGTTCATCGACGACACGCAGTCTGTGTTCCCGATGTCGGAGCTGCAGGCCTGCATGGTCGACTCGTGGGTGGACTGGGCCGATGTTTATAAGCCGCTGGCGCCCCGACCCTACGGCTACAGGCCGGTGTGGGTGGGCTACGACCCCTCGCACACCGGCGACACCGCCGGCTGCGTGGTGCTCGCGCCGCCCGAGCGCCCCGGCGGAAAGTTTCGCGTGCTGGAGAAGCACCAGTTTCGAGGCCTCGACTTCGAAGCGCAGGCTGAGGCCATCCGCAAGATCACCGAGCGCTACAACGTGGCGTTCATCGGCATCGACACCACGGGCCTCGGCCAGGGCGTCTACCAGCTCGTGAGCAAGTTCTTCCCCGCCGCCAAGGCCATCAACTACTCGCTCGAAGTGAAGACGCGGCTCGTGCTGAAGGCCAAGAGCGTCATCAGCAAGGGAAGACTCGAGTTCGATGCTGGGTGGGTCGATCTCGCGCACGCCTTCCTCGCCATCCGCAAGACCCTCACGGCCAGCGGCCGAAACATCACCTTCGAGGCGGGACGCACCGAAGACACCGGCCATGCCGACCTCGCGTGGGCTTGCATGCACGCCCTCGACAACGAGCCGCTCGAAGGCATCACTACCGCGAACAGCGGCTTCATGGAGATTTCGTAATGGAACAAGCAGCGCTTGCCGGCAACTCGGCCCGCATGGAAGCATTCACCTTCGGTGACCCGATACCGGTGATGGACCGGCGCGAGATCCTCGACTACATCGAATGCTGGATGAACGGCCGCTGGTACGAGCCGCCGGTCAGCTGGGACGGCCTGGCGAAGACGTTCCGCGCGAGCACGCACCACAGCAGCTCGATCTTCTTCAAGCGCAACATCCTGCTGAGCACCTTCGTGCCGCACAAGCTGATGGACCGCACGACCTTCAGCGCCTATGCGCTGGACTACCTGACCTTCGGCAACGCCTACGTCGAGCGACGGGACTCGCTCACGCGCCGGCCGGTGGGACTGACGCACGCGCTCGCGAAGTACATGCGCCGCGGCGCCGACCTCGAAAACTATTTCTTCGTGCGCGGCTGGAAAGAAGAGCACGAGTTCAAGGCCGGCAGCATCTTTCACATGCGCGAGGCCGACATCAATCAAGAGGTGTACGGCCTGCCCGAGTATCTGAGCGCGCTGCAGTCGGCCTGGCTCAATGAGTCGGCCACACTGTTCCGCCGACGCTACTACAACAACGGCAGTCATGCGGGCTTCATCCTGTACATCAGCGACCCGGCCCAGCAGCAAGAGGACGTCGACGCGATCCGCACGGCCCTGAAGGAAAGCAAGGGCCCGGGCAACTTCCGCAACCTGTTCCTCTATTCGCCCAACGGCAAGAAGGACGGTGTGCAGCTGATCCCGGTCAGCGAGGTCGCCGCGAAAGATGACTTCTTCAACATCAAGAACGTCAGTCGCGACGACGTGCTGGCCGCGCATCGCATCCCGCCCCAGCTACTTGGCATCGTGCCGAGCAACACCGGCGGCTTCGGCGCCGTGCTGCCGGCCGCCCAGGTGTTTGCGCGCAATGAGATCAAACCGCTGCAGGACCGGTTCAAAGAGATCAACGAGTGGATCGGCGACGAGGTCGTGCGGTTCACCGACTACGAGGTGCCCACGGGCGAGGCGACGGCCGCGCCCTGAATCACAAAAAAGACGGGCGACCTGTTCAGGTGTTGGAGCACCTGTTCAAGCCCCGAAGTGCAGATCTAGCCTGCAAGCCGGCGAGGCCCGCCACCCTGTACAGAGTGGGCCAAGCCTATCAAAAAATGTGGAACAAAGGCTTGCACAATGGAAATTTCAGCGAAACCTCTGGTGCCGTGGATCGGCGGCAAGCGCCGCCTCGCGAAGCACATCCTTCCCCTCTTCCCGGAGCACACCTGCTACGTCGAGCCTTTCGCGGGCGCGGCGGCGCTCTTCTTCCTGAAGGAGCCGGCGAAGGTCGAGGTGTTGAACGATGTCAACAGCGACCTCGTGAACCTTTACCGCGTGGTGCAGCACCACCTCGACGAGTTCGTGCGGCAGTTCCGGTGGGCGCTCACGAGCCGCGAGATCTTCGGCTGGCTCAACGAGACGCCACCAGCCACGCTGACGGACATTCAGCGCGCGGCGCGGTTCTTCTACCTGCAGAAGCACTCGTTCGGCGGCAAGATCGAAGGCCGGACGTTCGGCACTGCGACCTCATCGCCCGGTCGCATGAACCTGCTACGCATGGAGGAGGATCTGAGCGCCGTGCACCTGCGGCTTCACCAGGTCACCATCGAGCGGCTCGACTGGGCCGCGTGCGTTCAGCGCTATGACCGCAGCCACACGCTGTTCTACCTCGACCCTCCTTACTGGGGCACCGAGGGCTATGACGTGCCGTTCGCGCTCGAGCAGTACCACCGCATGGCCGAGCTGCTGAAGACGATGAAGGGCAAGGCCGTCGTCAGCGTGAACGACATTCCCGAGATGCGCCAGGCCTTCGCCGGGCTGAAGCTGCGCCCGCTGTCCATCACCTATTCGGTCGGCTCGGCCGAGAACCGCTCGCCATCGCGCGAGCTGCTCATCACCAACTTCTGACCTGCGCGCGGCCCCACGCGGCCCGCTGCGCCAGAGCCCCGCAGGCGCGTCCGCCGCGCGGGGTCGTTCACCCCTTCCCCTGCTCGTTTCGCGCTGCCTGTGGGCCTGCCACGGCCCGGTGTGGCCCGAATGCGCCCGAAGTCGGCCGGCACCGAGGGCCGCAGGCGACTCTGGCCCCCGGCGCGCGGTCTTGACCCCGCCACGCCTGCCCGCTAAATGGGTCTCTTCTGACGGCACCGTCGATCCGGCCTGCCACCAGCAGCGGCGCGGCCCGCGCGCCCCCCTCCGGAGGGATTTTCACGACGCGAAATGACGGGGTTTGTGGCCGAAATCGGGAGCATCCGGCCCACTGGCGGGCACGGTGGCGACAGGCCGGGCGCCGGGTTGGGTTCGGGAAAAGCCTGATATCTCTAATCGCGCTCCAAAACCGGCCGCAAACCCGCATGGCGCCTAGCGCTGGCTTATCAGGGTTCAACCCTGATGAGACCTAACAAGAACCCTGATATTTCGCTAAGTCATTGATTTATATAGGGTTGACTTACAGAAAGAATCAGACTTTGGAACCCTAATATTGTTAGGTTTTTGTTAGACAAATATCAGGTTTGTAGGACACCCCGGGAACCCGCATGGTTGCTGTCTTTGCGGCCTTTTTGAGGTTGTCTGTTAGGAATATCAGGCCTTTCCCGACCCCTCCCCGGTTTTCTGGATGGCAGCGACGGACGTTGGTGCGACGACGGGATCTGGTCCGCCAACTTCTGGGCGAAAAAATCTGGCCAGCGAGGGCTGATGGCGGGCCTGTTGGTGTGTCGGGGGTGTGAGGTGGCCAGGCAGATCCTGCGGCCGTGGTGCCGTACCTCTCGCTGGCGGCAGGGCAAAAAAAAAGCCCCCAGCGCGTCGGCTGGAGGCTTCGTTCAACTCGGGAAGATCATTGCATCAAGTTCTTGACGGCGCGAAGCGGCCTTGTGATGCGCCAGCTGGTCGATGCCCTCACGGCTTCGAGTTCTCCCCGCGCCTGGTGCGTGCGCTCGATGGCCGCGGCGAGTGCGGCCGAGAGGTCTTCCTGCATCGCTCTGCCGGCCTCGCGCTCGGCGTTGAGCTCCTGTTCCAGCTCCAGTCGCTCGCGCTCCAGCACCGCGATGCGGGCGTGTGGATCTGCGGGGACGGATCGCGGCTTGGCTCGATCGACGTAGGCCTGCAGGAACGCGTCCAGCTGCTGTCTGTCGAACGCGCCCACCAGCGCCGCGTATTCGAAGTGCACGATGTGGCGGTAGGTGGCGTGGTAGCGATCGCCCGAGTCGTGCAGGTCGATGGCGTGGCCGTCGTGTACCGCGTAGAGCAAGGGGAAGATCTTGCACAGCGTGTCGATGAAGTCCGGAACGCTTGTGCGCTGGAAGGCATTCAGGCACCAATGATTGAGTTCGAGCGTGACGACGGGGCGATGGGTCGCGATGGTCTGCTGCAGGCCGGCCAGCACCTCCAGCTCGAATCCCTCAACGTCGATCTTGATGAAACCGACGCGCTCGGTGCCCAGAGTCGCCTGCAGGTAGGTGTCGCCCTGCAAGATCTGGATCGGCTCCGTCACGTGGCCGGCCAGCCCCTCGCGGGCGACGAAACCGCCAGATCGGTGCGAGGGACTGAAAACGATGTTGAGATCTGCCGGCTCGCGGCCGAGGCCCACATTCACTACCTCGACGTTCTGGGCGCCGGCGTCGACGTTCTGCTGCAGCAGCGCGAACGTGCTGGGCGATGGCTCGAAGCCGATCGTTCGCCGCGCAAGCTGCGAGAGCAGCAGGGCGGTGCACCCGATGTTCGCGCCAATGTCCAAGGCCAGAGCATCGGGCTTCACCAGTGTCCGAAACAGGGCGACGGTGTCTGGCTCAAACTCCCCGCGCATGTCTTCCAAGTATTGGTCATCGGACGTGACTTGGAAGGTCCGGTCGCCGATCCGGATCGGCAGGCTGCGCGCCTCTTTTCTGTCCATCATCTCTCCTCTTTTTTATGGCAGTCGGTCGAGTCTAGTTGGCCCGGCTGCGCGAGGAAGCGAAGCCCCTTCAATCCAGATCGAAGTGGCTCTTCAGATCGGCCTCGTAGTGCCCGCGGCGGGTTGGCCAGCGATTCAGCGTGCGGCCAACCTCTTCGCCGAGGCGCCGCGCCTCGGCGCGTGATTCCGCCGGCGTCGACGTGCGTGGCGCCAACCGCTCGGGTAGTGGCCGGCACCACCAGGTCTGCGGGTAGTTGTCGGTCTTCACGTTCTTCACGCCGATGCCCCGAGGGATCACCTCCAAGCCGCTGATCAGGATGCCGCCGTCGATGCGCCGCACGCGGGCACGATCCAGCACCGGCAGGATGTAGGTCTCGCCATCGGGCGCCGTGAGCGTGGCGATCATGAGGCTGCGGCCTGGGCGCGGGTCGTAGACGCGCTCGAAGTAGCGCAGCTCGCCGACACGGCGGCCGTGCTTCACGGCCTCCGTCGAGGGGAGCTTGTTGCCTTGATGGCGCGTGCGGAAGACCTCGTAGACCACTGTGAAAATATACAGTAGTATGAACGTATGGACGACGAGATCCCGACCGATATGTGGATCTACTACTGCGCCCGGCGGCTGAAGTTCCATTGGCGCACAGTGGACCCTGAGCAGCTCGAAGAGCTGGCCGCCGACTTGGCCCGCGACGCGCGCCTGCGCGCGCTTTCGCCGATCGCCGCGGCGGCCCTCTGGCTGGAGCCAGTGACGCACCCAGAAAAGGCCGTGTAGGCGGTGGGTAAAAAGTTGGACAACTTGACGCGTCCGGTGCACTCGGCGCGCTCGGCGCGAGCCGGTTTCCCTTGGAGAACAGTTGCGCGGATGTCTGTGCAGGGGGTGCGTGCTGGACTCGAAATCAGGCGTACTAGCGATAGTACCGAGGGTTCGAATCCCTCCCTCTCCTCCAAATGACTTGAAGTAAGTCGTTTATTTAAAACGAAAACCGTAAATGGTATCGTAAGTCAAAATCAATAGCAACTTACACAAACTCTGCGCTAGCAAGCGCCGAGTGGCAGCCGCTTAGACAGCGTGGCTTTCAGTATCGGCCACGCGCGGTGCGATATCCGACCGCGCACTCAACGCCGTGACCTACCCCCTTAGGAGTTGACCGGCTTCGACTTGCGACCAGGTGGCCGCATCGCAGTGCCGGCCTCGCGCAGCAGCTTTGAGACTCCACTCTTGCTCATCCGATACCGCTTGCACAGGTCGTCCAGCGACTTGCCTTCGACCTCGTAGGCTGCTTTCATTTCGGTCAGCGAGACCTCCTTCTTCGGCGCATTTGCATCGCCCTTCGGTGTTGCAAGCACCGGCGAGTTCGTAGGGCTGGCGCCGGCAGTACGCATTGCCGCAGCATGGGCCAAAAGCTGTTTGCGTTCGGCCTCCGGGATGTTCGAGGGGATCAGGATCTTCCGCGCGCTGACCTTCACGGGCGCGACGCCTTGACCCGGCGTCGACGGAAACACGTAATACTGCCAATCCCTCGCTCCATCTCGCGTGTCGATCATGCGCCGCAGAAGGTGCTGACCAGGCAGACGCTTCATTGCCTGCACCTTCCGGTTCGCAACCGCGAGCTCGGCCACGGTTGGAACCACTTTCACCTTCGTCGGGTTGAGTAGAAAGCGGCTGCGGGGCTTCTCGGGATTGGTCTGCCTGCCTGTGCCGGCGACCTTCAAGGCCACTGTCTTGTCAGCGGCGCTGCGGGCGTTCTGCGGGGCGTTGCTGGGCTTCATCGAATGCAACCACGCTATGAGATCGGCGACGAACCAGCGGATAGAGCGCCCAACCTTGATCGGCTCAGGGAACCCCGACGCTGGATCGGCGCGCAGCTTGTGCAGACGCTGCCGGCTAAAACCAGTGATCTCGCACGCGCCTTTCGTGTCGACGGTGACTGCCGTCACCTTAGAGGTGATGGCCGCAGGTTCGCGCGAGTCGTTCGAGTTTTTAGTCTCTTTTTTCATGGTCTACCCGATTTCGCGCATTGCGCCCCTGTTCCAGCTAGCGCTTTGATTTTAGATGGGCGCGCGTAACCGCCATCGCCGATACGGCCAGCGGATCGTCCGTGTTGCACAAGCGATAGACACGCCACATCCGCCACGTTTTGAGCGCCCGAACATGCCAATGGCCTTGCTGGATGCATCGGCGGGGCTTGCGGATGCATCTACATGGGGATTCGAGGCGCTTGGCGAGCGTGGCGGCTGGGCTTCGTAACGCGCTCGATTGGTGGTGACTGGCAACGCTGCGCTTTGGCTATACAAGCACAGATTCATTGCAATTTGCCGAAGCCACTCCGGCAAACCATCAATTGAAAGGTCTACACAACATGCCCAAGAACACCGCCAAACCGTCGCCCCTCCGCTTCGGTGCGAACAGCGACAACCAGCCCAAGACTGATGCCCAACAGCAGCATGCTCCAGGCCATAGCTCTGCACCGCCTAGAACCAGCGGAACCAGCCCAATGTCTACACCGCCGAAGACTGCAGCAAACGAAAGCCGCACTGCACCGCTGAAGACTGGTGATGGTCGGCCACGCCCACGGCCTGCAACTGGTGCAGGTCACGCACAGCCCGCAACTGGTGAAGATGGCCAACGACCTGAGGCCAGCCCAGATGGTCGCAGCCACGGCCACATCCACATCGACCGGTTCACACTGAACGGTCCGCTGGAACACGACTCCCTCGGAGAGAAGTTTTACCGCGACGATCCATCCCTAGGGATCATCGTTGCTGGCGCCAGCGCCTACACGCCCAAGCGCCGGAAGAACCCGACGCCCGGCGACATCTTCATCAAGTCCTCGGTGTTCGGCCACGACGAGAGGGCCAACCGCATCCTCTTCGACTGTTGCCCGCCGCAGGTGCTACAAGGCCACAACGTCTTCGGCCACGGCAACCTGCTGGACTACTGCTACGCGGTGTTCTTGCTGCAGCTCAAACGACACGGCCTGACCGCGACCCCCGAAGAGCACGTGTGGTGGAAGACCGGGCGGATGATCACCGTGAGCGAGGTCCACCTGACGGGCAATTTCTGGATGCCGCAGGAGCTCAAGATGATGTTTATCAACGCCATCGACGAAGCCAACAAGAGTGGCAAACACCGGGCCATCGATAGCTGCATCGCCCTAGGCTACACAGCTAGCCGCCGGTCAACTCAGCAGGGGGCCAGCATCTACAACAAGGCCCCGCTGTTGCTGAAGCAGTGGACGAAGCCGGGCGTGTACCAGGGCAAGCTGATCGAGTTGGCCGACGGGTCGATCCGCATCGAGGTCCGACTGTACGAGGGTGGCCTCACCACGCTCGGCTTGAAGTCTGCTTCGTGCTGGGCGGATGTCGACGTCGATCAGCTCTTCTTCGACGTGCTGTCAGGCTTCAACGTTGGCAATGCCATTCAGCCGTTGCTCACCGCAGACGAGAAAAAGCTGCTCACGAATGCGGAGCTGATCACCTACATCCTGTGGCTGCACAAGCACGACCTGCGCGAGTTGCTGTCGGCGTCGACGATATCCAGGCACTCCCGCGCGATCAAGCAGAAGGTCGGCGTGGACATCTTGAGCGACCGCCGACCGGAGCGACTGCCGGAACTCGACCTGTCGGAAATCCTGAGGGGCGAAAACATCGTGCCGGTGCCGGACTGGTTGATCGAGGCGGGCCGCTACTGGGCGCCGGGCCGCTACGAGTGATGGCCTGACTGCTTGGCAACGCCGACGCCTGCGGATAACGTGCCTTAGGCGTCAGCGCTGGCAGTCACATGAAAAGCCTGTAGTCATACGAGCGCTCGGTGTACCGATCAAGCAGGGCACCGATGCGCGCGACCCGTTGAGAGGTCTCGATGGTCGCAGGCAACTGCCCATAAAGATCAAAGCTGTTGAAGTTCATCTTGGACAGGCCAAGGATTTCGTCGGCGAGCATCATGAGATCGCTGGTGCCGGCGTGCCGGCGCATCACGAGAGGGGCTGGAATTCGGCGCTTCCCCTGAAAGTAGGATTGCCTGGGGTTCAGCGCAGTAGAGGTTCCGTGCACCCACAGAAGCGCTGTTTGATCGTCCACGACAACCGTTGTGCCGCGTCGAATCGGATAGCCGTGAATCTCGAAGTCGCCATTGGGCGTCGGGCGCGATGCCACGTACCGCAAGGTATCGTCGACGAAGATTTGCAGCAACTCGACGCAGGCCACGCCTTCCAGGCCAGCTTGCAGCCCCTCGCGTTCCTCCTTCAGGAAAGGCGTTTGCTTGTGCACCACGACCCGATTGGGAAGGCGTAGATGGGCGTCGAAGAACAGTTCTCGGATGCCTTCGCCGAGCTTTCGCGCATCGTCGAAGCTCATGAAGGGGTTCTTGCGCAGCATGATCGGGTTGTCGATCTTGCTCAGGCGGAATTGAAGGCCGTGACCATTGGGGCTGTAGAGGTGGCTGCAGCCCAGAGCGACATGGCCTTCGCCGTCGATCTTTCGGCGGACGCTGAAGCCGAGACCCACAAAGGCGGAATTCTTGTCCAGGCCAGTGAGCGCCCAGGGGGTCCGCATGGCTTTCACGTACACGGCGAGAGACAACCACCAGCGGACGCGGCACTGCTGAGCGTTGGCGAGGGTGCTTTCCTCAAGAAACTGGGTGGAGCAACCAGCCGGGATGGCTGCAGCCTTGACGAAATCGTGGAGATTGAACTGTTCGCTTTCGAGATCGAATGCGCGAAGGGCATGCCACCTGGCGGGTATGTAGATGATGGTGACACTGGGACTTTCCGCGGCCCGCAATGCGGAGAGCGCCGCCGTGATGCGGCCGGCGAGCGTGCGCGCGGATTGCGGCGAGTCATCATGTGGCTCATCCAGCGTAACGAAGGCCGCATGACCTGGTTCTGGAATGTCGAGGGGGCATTTGAATGCGCTGCTGAAGCCTGGAAACCTCATCAAGTAGTCAGCATCCCATTTCGTGGGATCGATGGGCTGATGAAGCTGGCCCAGGTATTCATGGACACGGCGCACATCGCGGGCGGGTGCGATCACTGCGACTCGCAGATTTGTGGCAATGCCGAGGTCGGTCAGATTGGCATCGAACGGCCGATTCTGCAAAAGACCGCGAACGGGAAGCGTGTCCGTCGCAGGCCCAGTGCCGACGGTTCGGGCGAATACCAGCCTAGGTTCGGCGAGTTGCAGGCCGACTTGAGAGGCCGAGCGCTCCTGAGCATCATTCAGCGTGACGGTCTCGGTTCGCTCGTCCGTGAGTCGCGCGAAGATCGGACGGCCGGAGATGGTGAAGGTCATGCCGCCATCGAGGTCGGGGAAGCGAACGAGCAGATCGCGCGATGGCAGCAAACGCTTTCGCCAGAAGTCCGTCGCTTCGTTGAATTCCTTGTTGTGTTGGTAGCCGAGCACGCGGACCTTGATCGCGCGTTCGATCTCCTTCGGCGCCGCTTCCCCGATGCTGTCGGTGACTCGAAGCGTGGGCTTGAGCACCAGCGAAAGTCTCGCCCCAAGAGGCCTGATCTGAAGCAGGACGGCGTCATACACCGTCCACGTGCGGCCCTCCAGGCGCTCCGACTTGGCGCGGGAGGTGTCCCAGACAATGGCGTCGCCGTCGTTGGCGCAGCCCGCCTTCTTGGCCAATGCAAGCACCGTCGCCCGGCGCATCAATTGGTTGGCGGTGCCGTCCTCGTAGCGGAGGTCATCATCGTTCAGCGGAACCCGATTGAACGCGCCATCCTTCACGTTGTCTGCGAACGCCTGGGTCAACTGTTCGATGGTCGCCAGCGCGTAGACCTTGCCTCTGAAGGGCGCCGCCACGAAGCCATGTCGATCCCCGACCTCTCTCAAGGTCGACCAGACCTCACCTGACGGTGGCCACCGTACCAGATCGAACTCGATCAACTCGCCCGGGGGAATGAGTGGAATCGCGTTGCTTTTGACGAGACCGGTGACGGGCAATGACGGAAGGGCAAAGGGCAACTTCTGGTTGACTGGCGCTGTCTTGAAGTTTTCCAGAATCTTGCGCACACGCTCGCGCGCATCGCCGTCCGAGACATGCAGTGCAATACGCCGCATCAGATCGTCGAACGAAGCTCCGGGGATGTGGAACTTGGCCGGCTCCTGATCGAGGGGCGATGCAAGGAGGCCGGCGACCGGCCCCGATGCTGGGGAGTCGCCATACTGCGTCCAAAACAGTGGGTGATGGCCCTTGAAGTCCGCAGTGTCGTAGACCTCCGAAAAGGCCGCCATGACGCTTTCATCTCGCCCGCTGTAGCCGCATACGAGAACGGTGTGGGTTCGCATGGCCTGCACCAGCGACTCGCGCAGTTCCTTCTCCTGCTCGATGAGTTCGGGGGCCGTGTTCTTCAACCGGTCATACCGATAATCGCCGTGGAGCGAGACGCAGGCGAGCTCAGCATCTCCGGGCGCCCGATACAGACGCTGCTGGCTGTCGATACCGATCTCGATTGCGGTCAGGTTGATGGAGGTTGCGGCACGGGCGGCCAACGCATCGAAGTTGGTTGTCCAGACCGATGCCACCAAGCCTTGCCGCGCGAGTTCCGCCAGCAGTTGATAACCGAGATGCGGCGAACATCTCTTCACCCACTTCTCGAAATAGATTCGGCGGTCGTCGCTTCTTGCGAAGCACTCTCCGATGTAGGTGCTGTACTCGTCAGCATGATCCAGTGCCGGATAGCGGCGCTGGCGATCCAGCCAGGCTTGAATCCGCAGCCTTACCGACGGCAGGGACAGCTCGCTGAACTGGGTCTTTTCAACGTCGGGATTGTTGGTCAGGAAAATTTCCCGCTTCCACTCCCAGATGCACTGGGTCGCCGATGGCATGCCAGAACTCATGGAAGCACCGGCACCCAAGAACACCAGCAGTGGCCGATCTCGCGCAACCCCGATGGACCGAACCATTGCATCCACGGTCATGGATGGGGTTAAGTCGACGTGATCCGGCGGGTTGCTTGTCATAGGCATCAATCGGAAAGATCAACGCGCGTTATACCAACACTGACCTTGCGACCGCGCCTGTGTGTGGCCCTGAACACGCCCTAGGCCGGTCCCGTGGGGGCCGCAAGGACACTGGTCGTGCGTGCGAGGTGCGCGAATCACCATCGAGCCACTTGCCAATTTCGGCGCTACGCAATGGCTAGTCATTGCATGAAAGGAGCCGAAATGATGAAAATCACGCGCTGGGGACACTCCATTGGCCTTCGCCTGCCGTGCGAGGTGGCGCAGGCGGCGGGATTGAAGCCGGGGGACTACGTTTACGTGCGCCTGCTCGACTCGGGCGATATCCGCGTTCGGCCCGTGAAGAACGTACAACCGGCCCACCCTGTGAATGCTGTCGATGGGGAGGCGAGTGCCGCAGAGGCCGTGCTGCCGCCCGCTGTGGCTGCGGTGACGACATGGTGA